AAGCAAAGTAGGGAGGACTCGGTTATACCTCCAACCCCTCGACCGAGATGCCATTCTCAAATCCAGGGAACCTATTTCCGCTCGGTAGAGCGATGTGACTCAGCGTATTTCTACTACCAAGCCTGGGTACCACCCCTAAACAGTCAAGTTCGACGCTCTGGTAAACGCCTCTTCCTTGCACTACAAACATTGACTAGCTAAGTCTTTGTTGCTTATGTTACTAATATAACATCTTTATAATAAATGTCAACCTCTTTTTTAAAAAAAAGTCAAAAAAATAGGTCCTATAAAAGGACCTATTTTAATCTCGTATATTACGACAGTAATATTAGCTAAAGCTAACGTTACCAGAAGTAATAGCTACTGCGCCGAGGTAATCAGCCGCGTTACCAAGAGACGAAGCAGTATTTGATAATTCAATATACCCGTATCTTGTCATAAAGCTAACTGTTGGCTCAAATGTGGACGGATCCAACACAACGCCTGAGCTCATTAGCGGAATATATGGGCAATAGAATGCTGCCGCATCAGACTCGCTTGCGCCTTTATAACCAACAAGTACGTTAGCATTGTCAGCCGCATATGTGTTTACATATACTTTCATAGCGTTGTTTAAAGTACCAACCATCTTAGTGTTAGTTGGAGCTTCGAATGAACCTTCAGTTGTTCTTGCGAACGCTGAAGTAGTTGCACTTTGTAGAATTGTAAGTGCAAATGGACTTACAACAGCCCAGTTACCTGCGCCTCTACGTGTACGCTGAGCGATTTGGTTTGACACTCTGTTGATTTGAACAGCTAATGCCGCATGCTCATCACCAACGAAAGTAGCAGTACCAGATACCGCCGCTTGGTCATATGTTTGACCAGCTGAACCTGCAAGAGTATTCAAGCTAGCAATAACCTCTTGGTCAATTTCAGCGGTAATTTCTTGTGCAAGAGCAGCCATAATTTCTGCTTCTACATCAATACCGTGCATTGACTGAGCGTCTTGAGCCGCTTCAAAAGTCCAGCGAGCTGATAGCTTTCTGGTTTTTGCTTCGACTGTTTGCTTCAAGATTTGGATTGATAGCTTGCTTCCACCAGCGCCTTCAAGCGTTGATGTATTATCAGCTTTGCCTGTTGTAGCATTACCGGAATAAGCTTCCGCAATCTTGAATGGTGAAAGTGCTTCTTCACCTGCTGTAGCACCGGACGCACCTGAGCCTACAGTTTCTGCGTATCTTACACGCAATGTGTGGATTTGACCCACTGGACCAGTCATCGGTTGAACACCAACAAGTTCGTTAGCAATAACGGTTGGCATTACACGTCTGATGACGGGTAAGATAACTCTGTTAAGAGTTGCGACATTACCGGCGGATGTTGTACCTGCAACAGCTGTCTCAGACAAATACTTGCGAGTATTTTCTAAGGTAGCACCCATTACAGCTTTCTTATTGCCTTGTAGGCCTTCCAAAAGTGCAGTTTTGGTATCCTGCCAGCGACTTTCTAATAGTTCTGACATAATTATCTCCTTAATTTAATCCAGCCAAACGTTTAATGTCAATAACATTGTTATTTACATCTGCTTGCTGTTGTGAACTAACGTTAGTTTCTTCTCTGTTGCCTGTGATTTCTGTGCCTTCTGTAAGTACTGCCTTCTTAGCTGGAGTATTACCGTCGATAACCGCTGGTAGATACTTATCAAACTGAGACTTTAGTCTATTAGTCTGAACTGATTCCAGTAAATCAATCATAATTTCTTGTTGATCTTTAGCCAAAGGCTTAATCAACTCGTTAATTACTTCTTTTCTTTGCGTTGACTCAACAATCTTCTGTTTTTCAGTAGCTGTTGCTTCTGCAATTTCTTTCGCTTTCTTTGCAAACTCCTTAGCTTCTGCAAGTTGCTTATTTTTCATGTCTACAACTTTTAGAAGTTTTGCAGTTTCTGATTTTTCGTTAAGGTAACTAGTACCATACTCAGATGCAAAGCTTTCGAAAATCTTACGACCGAAGTCGTTTTTACGTGCAGTGTCAATATCTTCTTTAAGCTGACTAATCTCTGACTTAAGAGCTTTTTCAACTGTTTCGGATACTGCTTTTGCACCTCTTTCGACAAAGTCAGCTTTGACTTTAGCGAAGTGTTTTTTAGCTTCACGTACTAAACGTACTTTTGTTTCAGCTAAATCTTTTTTGTCTTCTTGGAATTCGGATATTTCTTTAGCCAAGGCTTCTACAACAAATTCTTCTAACTTAGCAATATTTTCTGCTTGTAGTTTTTTATCTGTATGTAGGTCTTTGATTTCAGTAGCTAATTGCTCAGCAACAAAACCTTTGAGTAAGTCTGCATTTTTACGCTGTGCTACAGCAAATTTTGCTTTTGCTTCAGCTAATTGCTTGCGATCTTCTGCAAACTCTGCAATCTCAGCTTGAAGACGCTCAGAAAGCATGTTATCAATGGCATCAACCATTGTATTTTTATCATGCTCGTACTTTTGTGCAAATTCTTCACGTAATTCAGCAGTTACCTGCATTTTATTTTCTTGAATTTTTGCATTCCATGCTTCTTCAATCTCAGCCTTAATTTCGGATGATACCACGTCATTTTCAAAAAGTGTTTTTAGTGCATCTATCATACCATTCTCCTAGTTTATTGGAGTTTACTAATCAGATTGATTAGTGATTCCTTAAGATACTTTTGTGCCTTTGGATCGTGTTTAGTTGCCTGTGCTAATTCGTATGCCTTCATTCCTCCACGTGCATTCATTAGATGCTCGTATATTGGTGTTGGATATGCACCAGGGGCGCTTGGCTGTGCCACAACGTCCACGGTGATTATTTCAAAGTCGGAAACTTCTCCGCTTCCATCTTCCATAACATTGCCCGAACCCCTTGATGAGACTCCTAATTTTACTCCGCTTTCAAGCATTGTTTTAACTAGTTGTCCCATCGGGGTTGGTAATACTTTTAGTTTACCGTAACCATTTGCATCGTCCATCCACATTTCTGTGATCATGTGTGATACACGGTCAAGGTTGATGTTAAGTCCTTCTGGATGATCTACTTCTCCGAGAACTGAATATCCTCCAGTAATTTGATCGTTGAGAGTTTTGACAGCCCTGCCTATTTCGGATACAGGATACACTCGCTGATTGGCATTTCTTATACCGCCTTGGATAACAATACCTTTCATATAAAGGTCTTTGCCACCACTATCGTTGTCGGCAGTTTCAATAACCATTTTAGCCTGGTCAAATGTCAAGTTCTCTCGTAAGTTAATCATTCAAATTTCCTTAACTTAACCGCCAACAACAGGTTTTTTGTTATCAGCGTCTTCTGGCTTGCTTTTCTTCTCTGCACCATGTCCTGGTTGTGCTTTTAATGACTTAGAAGCTTTACCACCTGGTACATTTACATTGCCGCCGTCTTGGTCTTTTGGACTTGCGTCTCCTAGACCAGCATGCTCGCCACCGCTTTCTTCAGCACCTTGTGCTATGTTACTTGCTGTGCCTCCCATGTTATTTGGGCTTGCGACTGTGCTTTTTGCATTAGCACCATTGTCTCCGCCTATTTTTTGAGCGTCTAAACCGCCGCCGGATACTTTTTCTACGTACTCACGCATTTCTTCTCCAGCAGTTTTTGGAGTTTTAGACTCCTCAACTTCTTCATCAGTAGCTTCTTCTACTTCATCAGTAGCTTCTTCTACTTCTTCGTCTGATGCTTCTTCTACTTCATCTTCTGAAGCTTCAAAAGCTGATGCTTCTTCAGGCTCTTCATCACCTGGCTCTTCATCGCCACCTTCATCGCCTGCCATCATTTTTTCAAATTCTGCTTTAAGATCTTCAAGTGCATCTTCTAGATCTTCAACACGATCTTCAACGTCACCTTCTGGCTCATCGTCGCCGCCTTCGTCGTCGTCGCCGCCTTCGTCGTCCATTCCAAGATCTGACATCATATCATCTGTTGGATCTGCTTCTACAGCTACGGCTGTAGGATCAGCTTCAACTTCAAATTCGTCTAAGTCAAAGTTTTCTTCAACTTCGTCATCTTTTGCTTCGTCGACTTCTTCATCTGACGCTTCGTCTACTTCTTCATCAGAAGCTTCATCAACTTCCTCATCTGAAGCTTCATCTACAGCTTCATCAGTAGCTTCGTCAACGTCTTTATCGTCTTCTAGAAGTCCTTCGTAAATATCTCTGGATTTTTCCACTACAATCTCGTGGAATAGTTTTTCTGCCGCCTCTTTGTCTTCATTGACAAGGAGTTCTAGCATTTGTTCAAATTTATTGCGATCTGCCATTTTACTCTCCTATAATGTATTATGCATACCGAATCGGTATGGGCTGTCATAATATATTTACTTTTTTTGCAGAAAACTACGTAGATATAGGCTCAAAACGAGCCATTTTGACTAGTTTGTCAGATTTTAAAGGAATTTTTGAAATCCCTTATGTGAATATTCTCCACATTTTCTAATTTTGTCAGCTCAGGAGGAGTAAAAAATGCTTCTCCTAACACTCTTATATATCTCTTTTTTGGAAAATTTTGGCAAGTAATTGTAGTTTGTTTAAGCCAATTTCCAAAATATGTTGCTTTTTCAGTGGGACTTTTGTAGTTAGGAGTACCTGCATATATGTTGTTTACAAGCTGTCCGGTGCCTTCGAAATCAAATCCTAAGATGTAGATAGTATCATATTCAGTCATATCTGAAGCAAACCATAATGCTGTTGGTCCACTACTCCATCCCTTAGACGGTTGAAAAAAGTTAAATCCTGTCATATTAGCATATGCTCTATTAGGATTAGTCCATGTTTCTACTTTATGCTGTATACCTTCTCTATTAATTTCTAATATCATTTTAGTATCAACAGCTACAAGATAATCTGGAATAAAATCTCTATAAAGAGCATTACATCCGTATATTTTACCAAATGGACGCAAAGTTTCTAAATTTATAGGAGATCTACTAGTGCCATTACCTATTACAAATGCAATTTTATTATTCGTTGGTGCATTAACAATTTGATTCTGAATATGTTCAGAATTATTAGATAGGCTTTGTTTTTTGGCTTTGGCTAAGTTTTTCCGAGCTTTACGTTGCTCTTTGGTCTCGCCAGGAATATATTTTTTCATTCATCTTACTTTTATGCAGTTTCTGCGTTAGCCGCAATACCATACATTTGCTTTACAAATTGTAACTCTTTAAGTTTTTCTTCTGTATGCAGTTCAGATGCTTTACGTATTCTATTGATTTGAAAAAGTTTTAGTCTTGATTTACGTGTATCGTCTTTTTCAACAGGAGTGTCATCGTATTCAGCTTGGTAGCGTTTATCTTCTACTGGCTCAATAGTTTCTCTGTCAAAATAAAATAATTCACGTAGTATCATGTTAGTATTTATACCGTTTGGTCTGTTGTTGCTGGAGCCGGCGCGGCATCTCCTCCAGTTGCAGTTTCGGGTGCATCACCTGCTCCTCCATCAATCGGAGCCGCTTCGTCACCTTGGACTTCGTCTTCCATGTTTCCAAGATCGTCACCTATAGTTGCTGGACTAATACCAGCATCTCTCATTTCTGCAGAAGCTTCACCCGGAATAGGATCTAAGTTTTCTTCGTTTTCTTCTCTCCATAGTCTTTCATTCTCAGCAAGTTCTTCATCTGACATACCTAAGAAGCGTTTTAGTGCAAATCTATTAGACATATATGGTATAGCCGCCATTTGAGTATATGTAGGCACCCTTGCATTATCAATTTCTGCTTGTCTATAGCTTGCAAAGTTTTGTGGTGGTTGAAACTTTAGATCAAACATTGAAGTATCAACGTTTAATCCTTTTTCTAATAAGTATCTTTTAAATTCTTGATCAAACTCTTCAACGAGTAAGTTTTGTAAACGTTCACAATATGTGTTAAATCTTAACTCTTGTATGTAAGCAGTTCCGACTCTACCATCGTTGTATTGAGAAGCACTGTCGTCAGCGCCTGTGGGTAAATATGAACTCGGGATTCGTAAACCGCGTACAAGCTTATTAGTAAAATATCTAAGGTCATCTATTTCTCCTAAGTTTGTACCGCCTGGAAGTGTTTCAACTTTTGATCCTCGTCCTTCAGCTGTTTGTGGAAAAAAGTAATCTTCGTTGATTGACAAAGGATTGTATGAACTGTCTATGACATTAGTTCCGCCCCCAGTCTGCGATGGTATACGTCTTTGATGTATTTCCGTCTTTACACGCTCTACAAATTGCATAGCAAGGTGTGATGGCATGTTGCCCACATCAACATAAAAAACTCTTCTTTCAGGAGCACGTTGTACTCTGTAAATTATAATAGCATCTTCTAGTAATTCTTTTTGTTTATAAACTTTAAATATTGTTTCTAATAAAGAATTACCAAAAGGATAGTTATTATCTAAACCTTCACTCAAACTTAAATGCACTACATGTTTTGCATCTACAGTTACTTCGCCGTCATCAGTAGTAAATCTACTTCCGCTCATGCTTGATTGAGGTTGTCCTACCATTCCTCTTGCGCCACCAATTCCATTATACTGTTGACTTCCACTAGTTATATTTCCAGTAGTATGATAAGGAGTAGTAGCAATACCGTCTTTAAAATTAAAGTTGATATTTTTTATTACATATTGTTCTGGAAGTTTTCCTTCACTTTCATTTACAATAATACGTGTTACATTAGCTGGATCAACATGAAACCATCTTTTTGTTTCTGGATCTCTTACAAAAAATTGATCACCATACTTAAAGCTATTACGTACTGTACGAAACATTTTTGTTTCAAAATTTTGTAGCTTACACCATTGCCTTAAATATTGTCCAATAATATTAACTTCGTTATTTGTTGCTTTATTTTTATAATCTACCATAAAAGGTGTATTATTTGCTTTATTTTTTTGTGTGCAAAATTCAGCAAGAATATCCAAAGCCGCATTTACTTCTGAGTCTTGGTCCATAGTGTTGTATTGTGCATATCTCTCAACACGATTTGGACTACCTACATATACATCAGGAAGATAGCTTGAATAATTTGATCTAGCGGGACCAGCTAGGTTTCCACTGCTACGAGCAGTAAATGGACTATAGCTCCCGTTTGAATTGTCACCTGTTGGTATAGGTGTAAAATATTTCTTCCAACTCAATTTAATCTCTCCGCTAAATTAAATATACTTCCGCTTGTTTTCTTAGTATTGCTAGCTGTCATTTCCTCTTGTACTAATATTCTAGCTAAAATTTCTTCTATTCTCTGCATTGTAGTATTTAACTGATCTTGTCCTGAATTGCTACCTAAACCGGCTATGATGCTTCCAGCACTAGTATCTCCACCATCAGTGTTATTTCCAGTTCTAGCATTGTTTCTTCCTGATCTGCTTTGACGATTTACTTCTTTCATTGCATCTGCTAGATCTTCCATTGCTTCAGCTAGATCTTCTACATTTCTATAATTTTTGCCAAGATCTCCTAGTTCACCTAGTGTTGCTGACAAGTTTGGAATAGAAGTAATACTTGCTAGCGAGGTAGATACTCCTGACAATCCTTCGCTGTCTACAGTTGCAAGTTCTTTCATGTTACTTACAAAGTTTTTATGTAAAGACAAAGTTCCTAATTCATCACTAGGCATAGAGCTAAGTGCATTTCCAAATGCAACTAATGCTTCTGAATTAGCTTTTACTTTTTCTGCATTTAGATCCATGTTGCCAAAATTAGTCAATTGTTCAAATGGAGTTTGTGCTCCAAAAAATCCTGCAATAGCTTGACCAAAAGCGGCAAATACACCGGATCCTGGCATTGTAGTTGGGAGTGACATCATTGCATTTCCAAATGCTACCATTGCTTCTGCGTTTGTTTTTACTTTTGCACCATCTATGTTTGCATCTGCAAACTTTTGTATCCTTGTTATAGGATCATCAGCACCAAATAGTTGCCCAATTCCTTCTGAAATACTTCCTACTAGTGTTCCTAATCCTGCTACTGCTGTTCCTGCTCCAAATGCTGCCATACCCAATGATAAAGAAACCATTGCATCTCCAGCGGCTCCAATTTTTGCTCCGTCAAGGTCCTCAAAAGATTTTAGTCCGTCTACAAATGTAGGTAACGCTTTGCCTAGTATCCATGATGCACCTGCAATACCTGCACCTATTGCTACAATGGCAGCACCTAGTGCCGCCGCGCCTACTGGTACCATTGGATGAGCAAAAGCTCTTAAACCAGCCGCCGCACCTTTCATAACACCTTCACCTAGTCCACCTACAAAGCCTCCTACGGATTTACCTATTTTAGCTCCGCCAGTGGTGGCGCCTGGCTTGCCACCAGGTAATGATTTACCTCCGCCACCGCCGCCAAACATTCCACCGATACCGCTTACTAATGCTCCGCTTACTGCTTTAAGTGCAAACAAGGCCGCAAACGCTCCTGCTATTCCTAGTATAACTTTTGGATTTGTAATTGCACTTACAAACGCATCGCCTAGTACTGATCCTAATCCTGATACTGCTCTATCAAATACAGCTTTAAATCCACCTTCTTTGAACAGATCAATAAACTCTTTTGTTTTAGATGCAAATGCTTCTGCTAATTCTTCTACACGTTTTTTAAATTCTGCACTGCCAAATACTTCACTAAGTCCTCCCATTGCATCGCCTAATGCATCAAACAATCCACTATCAATTAATGCAGTTTGTATTGTTGCTCTTAATGATTTAATTGCGTCATCAAAAGTCGTCATGTTTTGTGTATTTTGATCAATCTTTTTCTGATCTTCACGTACTTGTTTTAAATTAATTTGACCAGCTTCTGCCATCTTTGTTGAAGCATCTAAGAAATCAGCAATCTCTGGCTGTGTTTTTCTTAATTGAGCAATAAATGCCGCTCTAGCTTTTGCATCAGCAATTTTATCGCCTGTATCTATTTGAGCAAACTTTTCAAGCTCTCCTCCTGCTCTTGAAAATGCATCCAATAATACTTGTGGGTCTGCTCCGGCGCCTACAGCTTCTAATGCTTTTTTAACTTCGTCTGCGCCTGGACCTAATGCCGCTAAAAATTTTGCAGTCCTGTCATCTTGAACTACACCATCTAGTAGGTCTTTTAGTGCATAACTTGCTTCCCCACCATATGTGTCTATAAGTGACAATGATGCTTGTAAGTTTTCAAATTCTTTTGTACCTTCACCAAGAGCATTTAACAATCCTCTGATACCAGCATCAGTTGCTTGTGCCGCCAATTGTGCTTCTACTTCTTTACGTGACTTACCTGTTGCTCTAGCTAATAAGTCTATTTGTTTAAGATAAGCCGCGGAACCTTTAGCTAAATCGGCGTTGCTTTTACCTTCAAGTCTACCTAAATTTCTCTGTAAACTTATATAATCAACCATTCCTTCATTAAGTTCCATAACAGTGAAACCTAAATTTTTCAAAGCGGCAAAGTCTCCGGTTGCTTTGAGGCTTTTGTTCATAGCGGCAAATCTAATTTGACCTGCGGCTACATTGCCTCCTAGCATTCTCATTGCTTCGGAACTTTGCATTATTAGCCCAGCATACTCTCCCATATTCAATTCTAAGTTAGCCGCCGCTCTGCGTACTTCCGTTATACTATTTCCTAAAGTACCACCAACTGTTGACAGTTGTCTATAACTTTCTACAGTATTGTCAATTAAAGATGCTAAAGGTGCAATAGCGTTGCCAAGAATAGGAATATGCTTTGTAAAATCTCCAAATTGTTCTCCGCCTTGGAGTAGTTCATTACTAAAACCTTTGATTGCTCCAAGTGTAGCACCAACTGCACCAAGCATAGCGCCAGCCATTGCTCTACCTAGATTACTAGTAGCTTTAGTTGTTTCTTTAGTAGCCTTTACATTATCTTTAAGGGCATCTCTATTTTTAGTGCTTACAGTAATACCGCTTTTAACAGCTTCGTTATGTAATTTTTGTAGTTTTGCGGCTTCTGCTTTAGGGTCTATGCCCATTTTCTTAGCCATAGCCTCTATTGAGGTCGTTAGGCGAGCAAGGGTAGCTTCACTAGCTACTCCGTTTTGTCCGCCAACATTACCAATATCTACTTCTTCAGCCAAGATTCTTCTTCCGAGTTATATACGCATATAAATATTTATGATATATATTTACGTAATGTATTTATCAGGAGAAAAATATGGCAGAATTTAACCCAGATGATGCTAACGAAAATTTGCGATCGTTGGCCCAAGTATCAGAGCAAAACCCACTAAAGAAATACTTTAGGCAACCTAAAGTTTATATTACACTACCAAGTAAAGGAAGATTCTATAATCCTGACGCTATAGACATGCCCGAATCTCAAGAATTGCCAGTATTTGCCATGACTGCAAGAGATGAGCTTACTATGCAAACTCCTGATGCTTTACTCAATGGACAAGCTACAGTAGACCTTATTAAAAGTTGCATGCCAAACATTTTAGATCCTTGGCAAATGCCATCTATTGATTTAGATGCAAGCTTAATTGCAATTAGGATTGCTACTTATGGCGAACAGATGGATCTTACAACAAAAGAACCTGGTACAGGTGAAGAGAAAACGTTCGCTGTAGATTTACGTCAATTACTTAATAAATTAGTTACTGTAGAATATGAAACAACAATTAATATCCAAGATATGACTGTTACTATTAGACCACTAACTTATAGAGAGTTTACTGAAAGTAGTTTAAAAACATTTGAAGAACAGAGAATTTTTAACCTTGTAAACGATGAAGAAATAGATGATGAAGAAAAATTAGCAAGATTTAATACAAGTTTTGCAAAGCTAACTGATCTTACAGTGTCAGTATTATCAAAAAGTATTCATCAAATACAAATTGGTGACACTGTTGTAACCGACCAAGGTCATATCGATGAGTTTATTAAAAATACAGACAAAGAATTCTTTAAGGAAGTTACAGATCATTTAGAAGGTCAAAGAGCAAAGTTTACATTAGAACCAATTAAGGTTACTTCTACTCCAGAAGATATTGAAAAAGGTGCTCCTGAAAATTGGGAGATTCCAATCACCTTTGACCAATCAAATTTTTTCGCATAAGGATCTTAGCCTGGTCGGTGACTGAGATCCTAGAAGAAGTGAAAAAAATGGAAAACCAACAAAAACAAACAAGATCAGAAGTAATGAAGTTATGTTGGTATATGCGTGGCGGTATGACTCTAGACGAAGGCTTTGCTTCATCTTATGAAGACAGATTACTACTTGCTGACATTGTCAAAGAAAATTTAGAAATAACAAAGAAAAGCGGAATGCCTTTCTTTTAATGTAAGACCCTATCAAGTTCTTTAATTAAATCATTCACATCATTGTCGATGCTTGCGGCCATCTTGGTATTCTTTGGTGCTACCTTTGGCTTAGGTTTACGATTTGTCCTTGCCGCCACTTTTAAGTTTGGTTTTGTTTTTGGTACAGGATTTGCTTTAACGTCTGCTTGTAATTGAGCAATTACTGCTTGTACTACTTCAGGACCAGCTTTTTTAATTTCGCCTGCTAAATTGTCAAGTGTTGGATTACCTAACTCAGCGGCTACAGCTCTTGTTGCCATCTTACCTGTAGCATTGCTTACCCATTGTTGTCCTGCCCATACATAGTCTTGACCGTCTTGTGCTTTAGCCATTTGCCCAGCACCTGGTGCAACTTTAATTTTAGGATTAGGTTTAGCAGTTTTACCAGCGGCAGGTTTTTCTTTACCGCCTGCTTGTGGTTCTGCTTGTGGTTCTGCTTGTGGTTCTTGTTGTCCACCCGCTTGTGGTTCTGCTTGTGGTTCTTGCTGTCCACCCGCTTGTGGTTCTTGTTGTCCACCCGCTTGTGGTTCTGCTTGTCCTGTTGCAGGTGTTGCAGGTTCTGCTTGACCTTGTTTGGCTTGACCTGCTTGAGTTGGCTCTAATTTTACATTTGCTTGCTGTCCTACTTGACCTATTTGATCGTTAGTCATGCCAGCATCTCTCATAATGTTCATTATAGATCCAGTGTCTAATGGTTCGCCCGCATCTTTCCATGCTTTTGTAAGTTTGTTTGCTGTAACTTTGTTACCTAAATCTTTTGCACCTTGCTTTACTGCTCCTGCGGCTTTTCCTGCGGCACCTTTGACAGCGCCTCCTATTCTACCTGCTAAATTTCCTAAGCCACGTTTTGCTTTTGCTCCAAGTGTGTTAGGATTATCTAAAGGTAATTCACCTTGATCTGGATCTTTTTCTGCAAGATATAATTCTAATCTTTCTTGCATTGAAATAGACTCAGTACCTCTTACAGCTACTCTGTCATCTGCAGGTTCGTTTTCTCCACCTTTTAGATCTAATTCAAGTTGTTTCTTTTCTGCAGGATCAATTGGCTTTGCAGTTTGTGCTTTTTCAGCGTTGTCGTCTGCTGTTGCTAGAGCGCCTTGTACAACTGCTCCTAGTCCGCCGCCTGCATTCTTAATAGTTGCTATTAATTCATCACCATCTGCGGCATTTGCTAGTAATTCTCTTAAATTGCCTGCTGTCAAACTATCTTTAGGTATGTCTTTAATTGCATCAAAGGCCGCTGTGAGATTTTTTGCTTCAGGGCTATTTTGTATAACTCCCATTAAGTCGTGATACTTTGCCGCCGCTTCATAATATTCCGGACTAAAGGTTTTTGCACCATTCATTGCATTCTCTATTGCATTAAGTGCTCCTAGCTGATCTTTTGGAATAACAGTATCATAACTGTAATAGAATCTATTTAAATTACCATTTACAGTAACTTTGTATGTACCTTCTAGTGCATCAGGTGCTACTCCTAGTTCTCCCATAGCATCTGCTCGCATAGCTAGATAATTTTCTTTCTTCATGGCGGCTTCCATAGCGTCCCACTCAGCATTTTCAGCTGTTGCTATGTTGTCAACCATATTATCTGTAAGTTCTTTAAATGCCATACCAGCAAGAGCACCATAAGCCGCTACTTTCAATGATTTACCAACTGCTGTTGAAAGTTTTTCACCTTGCAGTAAATCTTTAGAAGCACGTAGTACCAAACCAGCGGCAGCACCACCAGCAGGACCACCTGCGAAAGCTGCCACAGTAGTTAAAATACCTACTGCAATACTTGCTTTGCCTGGATTTTCTTTTGCCCAATCACTTACTTTCTTAATGCCTTGTACAATTTTACTGTCTGAATTCTCTGCTTCGATTTTCTTTTTGAGTTCATCAAACTTTTGATCCATATTTTTTACAGGACCAGCTTGTTGTGCTAGTCTACCTAGCTCATTTATTTTTGCGTCTACTGCTTTAGCAATGTCTACTGGCAATTTAGCCGCCGCTAGTGCTCCTGCACCAACTTTACCAGCAAGTGTTTTATTATCACCACTTGCCATTGCGGTTTCTTCAGCACCTTTAAATAGATCTATAACTTGATCTCTAGTAAGTGTTGCTTCTGAAAGTTTTTGATATTCTTCTAGTAGTGGCCAAAGTTCTTTTTCCCAACGTCCTACATACTTTTGTTGAGATTCTGTAAGATCATGCCAGCCTTCTTGTAAAATTCTATGTGATTTGTTTTCGTATAGTGTAACTTCGTTTATTTTCATTGTAGCATTCCTGCAAGCTGTTGTTTTTTAGCTGAACTTAAACCGCTAAGTTGTTTAGAAATATTGTTTGGTATCTTTACAGGAGCTTTTGGTTGAGCTGTACCTCCAGATGGTGCTGTAGGTTTTGCAGTTTGTTTACCTTTTCCGCCTTTTGCCGGAGCAGTTGCCTTACCGGCGCCTTTAGGCGCTCCGCCTTTGCCTGCTAAGGCTTCTTTAGAAGCGGAAACCAATAAATCATCTAATTGTTTCTTTTGTAACACACCACTAGGTATTTCAGCACTAGTTTTATGCCCTTTTGATTGTAGAAATGCTTGAAAATCTTCGCCTGTAGCGGCTTTCATGTTCTTTCCCTGAGTACCAAGGTATGTATTAAATTCTTTGTGCAAATTATTTGCAGTATCACCTAAGTCGGCTTTGCCTGCAAGGTTTCCTGCTTTTGATTTTGCAGTAGCGCCAGGTAATTTGTTTAATATTTTAGATCCAGCTTTACGTGCAAACTGTGTTAATCCACCTGCGGGTACTTCATCTAGTTTATCAGAGTTTGTTATTTCATCAATCTTCATGGCTTATCCTTTTACAGTGTATTTATGTATTTGTTTATCAACTTCGTTGATAAATGTTTTCGCTATCGCTCAAACAATTTCATTTATTTGATTTAAAAGCAATATTACGAAGTAATATTGTTGTAACTTCATGTAGATTGTTTCAGTCAGACGGAACCTTACACTAGGCTCCATCATCTCGAAAACTTCATGTGAGTTCGTCACAGCCGAGATCGGAAGTAGGTATTTGACTATGCTACTGGGCTCTGACCTTTCCCAACCTACGTCGACATCACGAAAAAATTTGCAAAACCGCTTTACCGCTTCGCGGATTTCTTCGCTATCCCCCGCTTCGTTCCAATGCGTGGGGTTTTTGTAGCATACAGCCTATTGGACTACACCAGAATCTGAACATATGCGAATATGTCCTCAAGGTGAATCAAGCAATCTTGATTAAACAGTGTCCTTGTTTTGCCTATAAAATGTTTTTTAATGCTTCTTTAAGAATTTTTGAACTGCCTACTCGCACATTAATGATACCATTGTAGTACTCATCTGTTTCTAGTACCCTGCGATCAAACTGTTCTTTTGCCTCTAGGTAACTTAACACGCCTCTGCTGGGACAATAGTGTAAAATTTCTCTAGTAAATTTGTCTTTGCCTAATTTTAAAACATCTGCATTCAAATGATCTGAAGATCCCCAATAGTCTCTCCAGTCACTTTCTTTGTGTCCACGTCTGCGATTTACTTTTCCCTTTAGCGGAGGTTTGCTTGTTTTAAATCTTGCTAGTTTTTTGCCTATATATTTTTTATTATTGGTAAGATTTGTAATTAGATATACAAAGCCCTCGCAATCTTGAGGTAATGTGTCTACTGTCTGTCCTTTGTATGTCCATTGCATCCTAGTACTTACCGATGCCTAAATATTTTCTTCGCCTTTTTGAGTTATACGTGTAGTTTGGTGTTTTTCGTGTATTTCATCTGCTCTCATTTTGGCAAAAGTCCTAATATCACGTAGTGCTTTCCTTACAGATCGATGTGTGCGTACAGAGTTACGTGCTTCAAACTTTTCATTTTCTGAAAAATAGGCTAGATAAGCTTTTACCAATCTATCATGTATATCATCGTGTGCGGTCATTCTACTACATCTATATCGTTTGCGTAACTAGTGTAACCATTTTCTTTTACTACTCTAAGAACATGATTAACCCTGCCAATTAATTCGTCTTTGTGTGATATCAAGTAAATATTTTTATCTCGTTCTCTACCCATCTTTTTCAAGATAGCCAAACTATTCTCAACTCCTGCTGTATCCATTCCGCTATCTATAAGCTCATCGATAAACAATAAATTTACATTTTGATATAAACTTTCCCATACATCTCTAAAAGCAAAACTTAAACCAAGAATTAACCTATTACGTTCGCCTCTACTTAGATTATCAAAGTCTAAATCTTGTCCTAACTGTGTAATTTCAACAGTTAAATCGTTTTGGAACACAACTTGGTGTGGTAAACCAATCTTATCTAAGTAATATGTAAGTCTATTGTTTAGATAAGCTAAGTTTTGATCAATAATTTTCTTACGAATGAAACTATCTTTGTTTGTTAATAGTTTAAATAAAAATTCTTGGTGATCTTTATAGCTTGTTAGCTCATTTACGGCATCCCAGTTTACTTCTTGTATAGCTGTAGCTTTTAAATCATCAATTTGTTCCTGATAGGGATTATTTTCTGATTGTGTTCTAGCTAAAGACTCTTTTAAGTTTTCAACATTACTTCGATGTTCATATGCTTCTTTTGCTGTGTCATAAAATGTTTTAGGTTTACCATTTATATCGCCTATTTCGTCAAGTGAGTCTACAACGTCAGTGCATTTGGTACTAATTTCTGTTTGATATGCAACGGCATCTTCTAATTCTTTTGTTTTTGTGGCTAGTATTTCTTGTTTTTTATCTTCATTTAAGGGCTGATTACATGCATAACATATAGCATTATCAAGTCCTGCGATGTCTAAAGTGACTTTTTCTACAGACTTATCTGCACGTACTAATGCAGGTTCTAATGTACTTAATTCCTTTTTAAGAGCCAAAATAGTGTTGTTATGCTCCGTCCAATTAGATAATTTTTCATGACAATCTAGTTCAGTATCAATATCTAGTTTATCTAATTCATCAATAGCTTTAGTAAGATTTTCACAGTCTTTTTTATGTTTTGCAGACCAAGCTCGCTGTCTTTGAGCTAGTTGTTCTATACTTGCTTTTATTTTTTCGTTAGAAGTTTCAATAGCTTCTATCTTTAATGTTTCTTGTGTAATTGCATCTTTTGTATCTTTAATTTTTTCTTTTAGTGCATTAGATTTATCAGTTAAAATTGTAATTCCAAGTAGTTGTTCGATAATTGCACGTTGATCATTCTGTCGCATAGACAGAAAAGGTTCAGTATAAGTGTTTAGTGCTACAATATGTTTGAACATATCGTGACTCATACCTAATAAGTCATTAATTGTTTCTTGTGTTTTACGTGAATCGCCTTGTGATTCGTCAATTAGTTCTTGTTCTTGATCATTTATATAAAATTTAAGCAAATTAGGGCCTCTGCCACGCTCGACCCTATAATCTACGCCGTCCTTTTCAAAATGCAAGGTTACTAACATACCTTTGCCGTTAGTTTTATTAATTAGGTTGTTTCTTTTAATATTTGTAAGAGCCATACCGTATAATGCATAGCTAAGTGCATTAATTATGGTAGTTTTACCTGTACCATTTCGCGAACCACTATCGTCGCCACCTTGATCTAAGTTTTCTCCAAGCACAAGTGTAAGTTGTTGTTGATCAAAATCAACAGCCTGAGTCTGATTACCTACACTCATAAAGTTTTTTACAGTTAAATCTTTAATTTTTATCATTCTAAGCCGTTGTAAATATCCATTAGTGTTACTTTGTCAAAATCTACAGTATCTAACTCTGCAATTTCACCTGCTACAATTTGATCTACACTTACAAATTGTGATATATCTAAATCTGTTGATATTTCGTCAATTTGTTTTTGTGGTATTAGCGTTAATTCTCTACAGTTGTAATCTTTAACAAATGTTTCTTTTATAAAGCTTGCCTCTTCATAAGATATTGGAACATCAATAGTTACACGAAGATACATTTTTGGTTTTATTAGCTTATCAGTATTTTCAAGAAGTTGTCTCAAACCATATGTACGATATTTTGGACAATCAAGCCAATTTATGTATTCTGGCTCTTTATTATTTTCTCGATCTAAAATCATCATGCCTCTTTCATCATCTCCTGCATCTGCATAATTGTGCGGAAAGGCATTTCCGATATAATTAATTTTTCCTTGGTGTTGTCTTTTATGAAAATGTCCACTAAAAACATATTCTTGATGTTTAAAATGTTCTACTTTAAGATCTCCGTGATCTGGCATTTTGACAAGTGCATTCATATAAAAACTAGGAAGCTCAAAATGTCCAAAAAGATATTTTGCTTTAATGTTGCTTATTTTTTTGTATTCGTCTTCAACTAACCAAGGCACAAGTGCAACATCTTCAACTACAGTAATTTTATCTACAAATGTTATTCCAGGAATATGCTTTGCAAATGCTGTACTGTTAACATCTCGTTTATCTTTGTAATATAAATCGTGATTACCGTCAAAAAAGAAAAATTGTTCAAATGCTTTACCCAATTTTTCCATTGAACGTATAGTTGCGTCCATGGTTGTTAAATTTAATGAATTTCTATTATGGTGCCAGTCGCCACAAAAAATTCCAGTCTCACAACCGTTTTCTTTTGCAGTTTGAATGTACCAGTCTATAAAATCTTCACAATCGTCGTTATGTACACGACTATTCCCTTTTAAGCCAAAGTGAATGTCTGTGAAGACTGCGGCTTTCTTAAACAAATTTAGTATACTCCAATCTACAGTAACATTATATAGTATTTTTGTACGGCTGTCAACCTCTATTTTGAAGTTTTATCTGTGAAAACACTAGTACCTGCTTCTTCATTTCTTTTTACACTAGCTTCCCACTCTCCTTGGTGCTGTCTAGTATAGCTAGGATTTAGATCATTCATTTCAAGAATATCGTCTCTAATGTTTTGATTCCTTTTTTCTATATTAATAACACGTACAAACGAATTTGTAACTGCCGCTGTATAATATGCAAAAGGATTTTGGCTTTTTGATTCATCAAATTGCAATCCAATTTGAGTTAATTGTAAAATTGCTTGACCTTTCATTTCGTCATTATATGTGTAACCTCTAACATTTCCTCTTGTAGCATATCTATCTACAAGTTTCATCCACATCATAGCTAAATGATCAGTTGCCTTTCCGTGTGATTTGGAAAAATATCCATTCTCCATGCCTCCAACCCAATGACTTTTTCCTACTAGTTGTAGTTCATCGTTATCGTTAAATTTATAATGAACAAAAGGTGGAAAATTAAGCTTTTCTTTAGTATCTGCTATTGTTTTTGGATTTTTTTTGCGTCCAGCTTCATCTGGTATGTGATCAAATGTCATTACCCTAAAAATAAGCTCTTCTTTGGTTATTTTTTGGTAAGGAACTTCACACTCTGCCTGTTTTACTTTTTCTCCAGCTAATTTTCTGCGTTCGTACTCAGCTTGACTAAGCTTTTTTGCTTTATTTCTTTTAGCTTCAGCAATAGTCCTTATATTAATCTTTTCAACATCAGGCAAGATAATATCGTAATTTGCATACTCCGGGTCTGTATAGCTGTTAAAGGTATTTTTTGATTTGTGGATCTGCGTCAATATATCTTTGTTGTTTAAATAGTTCTTTTTTCGCATCATTACTCCAGTTGATTTACTATTTATTATAATATACTCTGTTAACTTTGTCAACTAAATACTAGTGGAGATTTAAAATAAATGGCAATAAGTGGATTTAATCAACTAGCAAATAGAATAGCATCTACAGCAGATACCATTTCTACAACCGCACAAACTATAAACGCTTTTAATAGAGGCTTAGGAAGTGGTGGTAATCTGATGAATACAGTTGCAAGTATAGGTAGGGGAGCTCAAACAGTTTCCAATACAGTAACAGCCGCCCAAGCTTTTTTAGGCGGATCTACTAGAGGTAACTTAGGAAGTTCAATACGCATGTTCGGTAATGCATCGCAAGGTGTAAGATTTAATGCGGCACCACCTGATCCTATGGTAAAACGTGCTATTGTATCAAATAGTGTGAATCCTAATTTCGACGGAGGCGACTGGCGAGTTTCTATTAGTGTGCCACCAGAAATACAAGGAGGACCTATTCTTGCTCCTTTAACAATGGAAGGTGGAAACTCAAAAATGGTTTTTCCATTTAATCCTACAATACTTTTAGGTCATAGTGCAAACTATTCACCAATTACTCCAACACATACAAACTATGCCTATAATGCTTACCAAAACAGTCAAGTAGATAACATTACTATTACAGGTGAATTTTACAACGAGAACGAAAATGATGCGAAATATTGGGTAGCAGTATTACATTTTTTAAGATCTGTAACAAAGATGTTTTATGGCGATAGTAATCCTCAAGGTAATCCACCTCCTGTATGCAGATTAAACGGATACGGGCCACATGTGCTTAGTAATATTCCTATTGTAGTAACAAACTTTACAACAGACTTACCAGCAGATGTAGATTACATTGAGTGTACTGTACCTGGTGCATCAAAAAGAGACTTAGTACCTGTACAATCACAGTTTACAGTTACAGTAATGCCACAATACTCAAGAAGATCAACAGCTAAGTTTAATCTTCAACAGTTTGCAAATGGCGACTTTACTACTGGCACAGAGGGCTTTGTATAATGACAAATAAACTAGGCCCATACAAAAATACTCCTGTAACAAATACAGGATTTTTAGATATTTTTAAACCTGTACCTATTCCTGTAGCTGGCAATGATGTATTATATGAAATATTACCTCAATACAATTACAGACCAGATTTATTAGCTTATGATCTTTACGGAAAAAAAGAATTATGGTGGGTGTTTGCTCAGCGTAATTTAGACGTGTTAAAAGATCCTATTTTTGACTTTGTTGCTGGTACAAAAATTTATCTTCCACAAGGATCAAATTTAAGACAATCTATAGGATATTAAATGGCTTCTTTTTTTAAAAAGTTAACTAAGGCCGCTAGCACTATTTCAACAATAAAAAGTGTTACAAATTCTGTTAGCACAGGAAACTTTGGTAGCCTTGCTAACACTGCAATTAATATAGCTAGCAATCAAAATAATATCACACAGCAAATTAATTCAATAAGTGGCTTTGGAAAAGTAGCATCTCAATTTGCAAGCACAGCAGGAAAGTCATCATTATTTGGACAAGACTTTACAGGAGGTACATTTGGGTTTCCGCAAAATAGAGGAAACTTTAATTTCGGTACAATTTTAGGAGGTGCTTTAGAATTAGAAGGCTTAGTAAATAGTCCAATTAGAATTATTCCTAAAAGTGCCGCAGAGATTTTTAATTTAGAAGGAGGCAGATTTGATTTTTTACGCCAAGCCGCTTCTGACCTATCAGAATTAAGTGCATACAGTGATTTCGTGGACGATAGTTTTTATGATCCTAGAGATCCTGTTAAAAAATCCGGTGCATCAAAAAGCAGAATAGAAAATCCTTTACGTAATTTTAGTTCATACAATTATAAGTTTACAATGGGAATATTAAGTGCAAAAGAATTTAATAATCCTAATTTGTATAGGGAAGCAGACGGATTTCAAAACTATATTATTAAAAGTACTGGAGGTCAATTAGAAAAACGCTATCAAGTTTTAGACGAAGTTGAAAGAAGCCCAGTTGGCCATGGTGAATACTTTATTGAAGATTTCAATTATGAAGGATTAGTGGCACCTAATCCCGCTACCGGTGTGACAACAGGTATGCTTATACAGTTCAAAGTAATAGAACCATTTAGTATGGGAAATTTTACAGAAGCAATAGTAGGGGCTAGTGCATCTTTAGGTTATAAAAATTATTTCTCAGCTCCTTTTTGTGTGAGACTAGACTTTTCAGGTTGGGGTGAAGAACAAGAACAATTAAAATTAAAGCCTATATTTTTACCTCTCAAAATAAATCAAATGGATATGAGAGTTACAGGACAAGGTTGTGAATATGATGTATCAGCTGTGCCATTTACTGATTTAGGATTAGCAGATAATATTAATAAAATTATGACTAATGTAAATGCACCAGGAAACATTGTGCATGAAATATTACAAACAGGTGAAGATTCTTTATCTAATAATTTAAACAAAAGAATAGAAGTTTTAGAAGAATCAAATGTAATCCCCGGGTATGATAGATACTTAATTTGCTTTCCAAAAAACCGTGACAGTATTTTAAAATATTTAGAAACTGGTAGACAAAAAGTTGAAGAAACTACAGCATTACAAGAAGAGGTTACAAAACAAGGATTAGCATCAGAAGAAGAAATTGATCAAGAACTATTATTCAACCAACAATCAGTTACTGATAAAAAGAAAATAGAACCATCATCTCAGATGTTTGAAACTTTGCTAGCATATGCAAGTGATGAAACAAACATGAATGAAATAGGATTATCTGCTATTGTAAAAGATGATGCAGAAGGCGGCGATGCACCTATGGCAACATTTAACGGTGCATATTCTGGTGCAGGAGCAGAGCCAGAACGTGCTAAATTAATTAGAAAAGATGCCGCTGTAGCACAACAACCTACCAAAGGTAGGATTACACAGTTTTCACAAGGTGAGTCTATAATAAGTGCTATAGAAAAAACATTACTTAACAGTGAATATTGTAAAGAAAATGCAGTAAAAGAAAGTGATAGTAAAGGTGTTAAAAGGTGGTTTAGAATTGATCCCTATGTGTATTTAGAAGAAAACAAAACAACTGAAGAGAAAGTAGGTAGACCGCCTGCTGTATTCATTTATTGTGTATATCCTTATGAAACTGATGAAGCTAAATTTTTAGGACCAAAACAGATTCCTAAGAATACAGCAGGATTAAGGCAATCTGCCGCAAAAGAATACAATTATACCTATACAGGTAATAATGAAGATGTATTGAGATTTGATATAGAATTTAACACTGCTTTTATGAAAACTGCCCTTGCAGGCTACGGTAATAACTCTGGAGCAATGCAGGCTGAAGCAAGTCAATCTAAGGTTATTTCTGATAGTAGTCCTAAAGGAGCCAAACTTGCTGAAACTCCTCCTGAAGCAACAGATGCTGTCGAACAATCTGCAGGCACTCAAGAAGTCACACGTTCCGAATCAAACAATGCTACAAGAAGTTTAGATATACGTAGACAAGTAGCTGAACAATTTCATGATTCTATTACAAATCAAATTACAGATATGATCAGCGTAGAAATGGACATATGGGGAGATCCGTTTTTTATGCCTCAAGAAATAGGCAACTATGCTCCTAAACAATCAGGTGCTTCTCCTAATTCAACAGAAGATGGAACAATGACATATACTAAAGGTGAAGTATTTGTAGTTGTAAATTTTAGGACACCATTTGATTATCAAGTAGATGGAGCGTTAATGGACCAACCAGTAATAGTTCCGCAATTTAGTGGATTGTTTAGTGTATGGAAAACAACAAGTACGTTTAGTAACGGACAGTTTACACAAACATTAAATTTAATTAGAAGATATGGACAGTCACAAGAATCTACCCCAAATAATAAAGGACTTATTCAAATTGAAGAAGATGCAAAAATGAAAGAAACATTGCCTAATAGTTCTAAAGTAGACGATAGTCAAAAATTAGGTAGCAATACTCCTTCTGAAACACAAACTGCTGTTAACCAAGCTTCAAATTTACTTACACAAATAGAAAATTCAGGATCATCAGTAGTAGGCGATGTTACAGGTGCAATAGCTAACCAAGCCCAAATAAGCCAAGGTATTGTAGCTAATCTAACAAGTTCAGGATCAGTAGCATCACAGGCTATTTCAAATCTAACAAGTTCAGGATCAGTAGCATCACAGGCTATTTCAAATCTAACAGGCTCGGGGGCAGTAGCATCGCAAGCACTTTCAAAATTTACTGTGCCTACAACAGCTAATCTTTCTGTTGATAACTTCGGCTTTAACAAATTTAAAACAAGTGATATAATAGGAGATACTAGTCAACTTGTTAATGATGCATTAGTAAATGCTATTCCATCATTTGGCCAAGTTAGTGTTGACTTGTCTACGCCTCAAGGTCAATTAGGTGTGCTTACAAATACTATCAACAAAGGATTTGATGATATATTAGGAACAAAACCAAGTCCTGCAATAGTTGATGCAACTGAAGAACTTAAAGGATTAGCCACAAGTGTAGCAAGTATTGATTTAGGACCATCAATAAATCCAGAATCTATTACAAAAGATCAGACACAAGCACTACTAAAAATAGCTCAAGCTAAAAGAATGAGAGGAACAGTAACATAATGTCAGACTCACCTCAAGATAATACATATACTATAAATGATGCTCCATCAATAGGTGCAGATCCTAATGCTAATCCTCACGCTTTTAAAGTAAGGGGAGACACTTTTTATCAAACTATAACACCTTCTGGTGTAGTTACAAAAGATCAGGTGTTTGCAACTAAAACTACAGACGATGTTATACCACCAGAAGCTGTTGAGCAATATAGTGCTTATTTAATTTTATCAAATAAAGTTAAACCTATTAGTAATTTAACTCCAGAAGAATTTTCTATTAATCAACAATACATAGAAGAAGCTGTAAAAAGGAGAAATAAGGCATTAGATTTAATTGGTGGAACAGAATATACAGAAGAAAATTTGAATGTAATTGCAAAACAAAAACCTTTAGCAACATCAGTACCAGATTTTCAAGTAGATGCTAGTGGCAACACAGCTCCTTCAGTAGTCAGCAAAGATTTTGCACACCTACCTGCTGATGCAGGTGTTTATTCTTATCAACAAATTGACTTATATGACGATAGATATGATTTTGAAACAGGAAAGAAAATACGTGTAGGAGTTGCAGGCGGAATAGCAGGCGGTGCAGGTAATACTACAACAGAAGGTAATACAGAATCTACAGTAGAACAATCAGAGTATCCTAATTATGGTCCTCCGATGTAATAATTATAGTAAACTGGATATATAATGGCTAGAGGCGAATATACAAGAACCCCCCATCAAAACAGGAAATTTAGAGATCCTGGACCATACGAAGCTGTGGTTGTAAATCATTTAGATGTAAGATATATGGGCGGTCTTGAGGTTGAACTTATAAAGTATGCTGGATCTGGCGGTACTCCTGAAAAAGGCGGAGAACTTGTGCAAGTAAGGTACCTAAGTCCATTTTATGGAATCACACCTGCATCTGGATTAACACCTAACGATGGTTATCAAAATACCCAAAAAAGTTATGGAATGTGGGCGGTACCTCCCGATATAGGCACCCGCGTACTTGTAATATTTGCAGAAGGAAATCCTAATCTAGGGTATTGGATTGGTTGTATACCTGACGATTACATGAACTTTATGGTTCCTGATGGCAGAGCTAGTACAGAACAAACCACGGCACTTACACCAGAAAATATTAAAGGTGCAAAATTACCAGTTGGAGAATATAATAAAGCATTTGAAGATGGATCTTTAGTTGATCCTACTTTATTTGAGAAACCTTACAATAAAGACTTTACAGAAGTGTTAGAAACACAAGGGCTTTTATTCGATGAGTCAAGAGGTACTACAACTTCAAGTGCAAGAAGAGAAATGCCAAGTATGGTTTTTGGTATAAGCACTCCTGGACCACTCGATAAAAGAGACGGTTCTCCGCAGGTAACAATAGGTCCAGCAGATGACAAAGTAAATGTACCCTATAATAGACTAGGCGGTTCAAGTTTAGTTATGGATGATGGTGATCCGTCATTTATTAGAAAAACACACCCTGAAGATGGTCCTCCTATCTATATGAATTTAATGAAAGAAGAAACCGGTGGCAAGTTTACTATACCTCAAAATGAATTGGTACGATTACGTACTAGGACAGGTCATCAAATTTTAATGCATAACTCAGAAGATTTAATTTATATTGGTAATGCTAGGGGAACTACTTGGATAGAAATGACAAGTGACGGAAAAATTGATATACATGCACAGGATAGTGTAAGCATAATGACAGATAATGATCTAAACATTACAGCGGAAAGAGATATCAATTTTGAAGCTGGTAGAAATATTAACATGAAAGCTACTGCACGTTACAGTAAAGGAGAACCTATTGATACAAAAGGGCTAGAAAGCGGACGAATACATTTAGAGGCGCAACATAATCATAATTTACTTGTTGGTAAAGATTCTAAAATTACTGTAGTTGGAAATATGCATACTGGAGTAGGTGAAAACCAGTTTATATCTAGCGGAAAATACTTGCATGTAAACACAGGGCAAGACAATAGATTTACAGCAGGAGGATATACGCATTTACATTCAGGAAAAGAACATCGAGAAACTGCCACATTTATACATATGAACGGACCAGGAGCCGCAGTTGCTAATCAAGCAGATCTTGTAAAGCAATTAGAAACTGTACAGTTACCTTATATTTTTCCTGGCACATTAAACCCTGTTGCTTACGATAGTATTTTAACTAGAGCTCCGCAACACGAACCTTGGCCACATCATGAAAATTTAGATCCAACTGCATTTAAAAAACCAGAAACTGATAGAGAACAACCAGGTGGCTTACCTACTTCTGAAAGAGTGCTTACTCCTGATACGTTTTTTAAAAATAAAGGTGGAAGAATATCAAGTGCATTTGTAAGTGGCTCAGGAGGTAATCTTGATAGTGGATACCAATCAACTGCTGGCGGCACAGGTTCTGGAGTTGGTACTACACCAATTGATGATTATTCGAGTAATTTTGAATTTAGTGAAGAATTAGGCTCACTAAGTTCTAAGTATGAATCTAAAGGCAATCCTACAGCAATAGGTTTTGACAAAACAGGAGGTTGGAGTTACGGAACATATCAGCTTGCAACAAGACCTGGAGCATTCAAAGGCTACATGCGTTATTTGAAGGCAAAACACAAACAAGTATATGAAGTATTACAAACAGCAGGCGGAAATTCTGCGGCTATGAATGGAATAGACACCTTTAGAGAAACTTGGCAATTAGCAATGTCTGAAAAAGATAAAGCAGAAACGCAACATGCTTATGCTGTTATACAATATTTTGTGCCAGCGGCAGATAAAGTGACCAATAGCACAGGTATTGACGTAAGGTTAAAGTCAAAAACTTTACAAGACGTACTATGGTCTACTTCTGTTCAACACGGTGCAGGAGGTTGTAATAAAATTTTCAAAAGAGCAATACAAAGATGCGGTACTAAGACTCCTACAGATGATGCACTGATAGTAGCAGTCTATAATGAAAGAGCCGCAGATAATGGAAGAAAATATTTTGGAAGTAGTAATAATAATATTAGACAAAGTGTTGTAAAAAGATTTAATAATGAAAAATTAGATGCTTTAAAAAGTTTAGAATTAGAATTAAAAGCCGCAACACAGGCACAACAAGGTAGTACCCCAGGTGCAGTCACACTGCCTGTGGGCCCGCAATAATAGGGTAAATACAGTATGAGTGAATTAGAAAAAAATCTATTTAAGCGTGTTACTGTAACACAAAAGCAAAAGGATGCTGTAAATGGTCGTGCCTATAGAGGGTTTTCAACTGTTGATGGTAAAAAAGAAGGTTTTGCAAAATACGATTTTGATCTAATAAAACAAGATCTTATAAATCATTTTCATATTAGACAGGGTGAAAAGTTAAGTGATCCTAGTTTTGGCACTATTATATGGGATATGTTGTATGAACCTTTTACAACAGACGTACAAGAAGCTATTGTAGATGATGTAACAACTATTGTAAACTATGATCCAAGGTTAAGTGTTGATGAAATAGTAGTAGATACCTATGAAAAAGGTATTACTGTTGAATGTGTAGTAGTATTCCTACCTTATAACATTTCAGAGCAGTTACGATTTACGTTTGATCAGGCCAATGGCTTGCTGTAAATTATATACGCACTTATCTGTAACAGATAAATATCATAGTAAAAGAGGAAAAAGACATGTCGTCAACAGATAGACAGACAAGATTATTAGTATCTGAAGACTGGAAGAGAATTTATCAAGCATTTCGTAATGCAGATTTTCAGAGTTACGATTTTGACAATCTTCGTCGTACTATGATAAATTATCTTAGACAAAACTATCCTGAAGATTTCAATGATTACATAGAATCTTCAGAATATCTCGCATTGATTGAAATGATAGCTTTCCTCGGCCAAAATTTAAGTTTCAGAGTAGATTTAAATGCTAGAGAAAATTTCTTAGAAACGGCCGAAAGACGAGAAAGTATATTACGTTTAGCACGTATGCTTTCGTATAATCCGAGACGTAATCAAGCCGCTAATGGCTTACTTAAAGTTAATACAATTAAAACTACAGAATCTATTATTGATTCAAGCGGTATTAATCTTGCTAGTACAGTTATTAAATGGAATGATCAATCTAACACAAATTACTTTGAGCAATTTCTTAAAATATTAAATTCAGCATTGCCTGTTACAAATAACATAGGTAATCCTTTGAAAAGTGCAAGTATTGCAAATGTAATTACCCAACAATATAGATTTAATGCTACAAACACAACCTCTGCAGTTTTTCCTTTTACAAAAAGGGTTGAAGGAGTAAGCACTAGATATGAAGTGGTAAGTGCAGGTATATCAGGAGAGGATATTGTAGAAGAAGCTCCTATTCCGGGAAATAGTCCAGCATTTTTATTCCGTGACGACGGGCAAGGCGCAGGTAGTAGTAACACAGGGTTTTTTATGCACTTCAGACAAGGCAAATTAGATAGCTCTAACTTTAGCATTACATCACCTGTACCAAATCAGTCAGTTGCTATAGATGTTACTGATATTAATGATACAGATATATGGTTGTACAATGTCGATTCTAATGGTTTTGAAACAGATTTTTGGACTAAAATTGAAGCAGTAGAAGGTAATAATATTATATACAACAATTTATTTGAAGGTATAAAAAATGTTTATGCTGTTAATACTCGTGTAGGCGATAGAGTAAATTTAGTATTTTCAGATGGAGTATTTGGTAATTTACCAACAGGTAATTTTAAAATATATTACAGGACAAGTGCTAATGCAGGTAGCGTAATTACACCAGGAGCAATAGGAAATGTAAATATTGATATTCCTTACCAAAATAAATCAGGTGGACTAGAAACACTTACTTTAGGTTTGCGTTTAAATTATACTATCACAAATGGAAGTGCAACAGAATCTAATACTGAAATAAAAAATAATGCTCCAGCAACTTACTATACACAAAATAGGTTGATAACAGGAGAAGATTATAATATCGGTCCCTTATCAGTAAGCCAAGAAATTATTAAAACAAAAAGTACTAATAGGATTAGTAGCGGAGTAAGCAGATATTTTGATTTAAAAGATAGTTCTGGAAAATACAGTAACACAAGTCTATTTGCAGACGATGGCGTTTTATACAAAGAAATATTTTTAGAAAAAACACAGTTTACTTTTACAACACAGAGTGATATTGAAGGAATCATTAATAATACAATAGAACCTATACTAGGTGCGGCTAATACTAAAAACTTTTATTTAGATCAATTTCCAAAAACTATTGTATCTGATTTAAATGCAAAATGGAATCAGCAATCACTTGCAACTAATCAAGCTACAGGAAGATTCTTAGATAGTACAGATTCTCCTTATATGACAGGCACATTCACTGCAAATAGTTTAAGGTATATAGAGCCAGGAGCATTATGTAGATTTACGGCACCAACAGGCTTTCATTTTATGAAAGATGGAACACTAATGACAGGTACAGCAGACCATTTTGGATCTAGCACTTATAAATGGGCTAAAGTTATTTCAGTAGACGGCGACGGAACAACAATAGATACCGTAACTGATACTGGTCCTATAGTTTTTAATGATAATATTCCTTCTAATGCTATTTTAGATAGAATTATTCCAAACTTTTCACGTGTCTTAGTAGATTCTATAAAAGTACAAATTATAGATCAAACTTTTGCTTATAAGGATTTTGGTTTAAGGTATGACTTAGAAGATAGACAGTGGAAACTTATAACAACAGAAAATTTAAATACAATATTAGACTTTTCTACAGGCAAAGCAGGAGATTCTACAGGGCAAAATTTAGACTCTAGTTGGTTTTTATATTTTAAAACTGACGGAGAAACTTATAATATCACTTATCGTAACTTAAAATATGTTATAGAAAGTGCAGACGAAATTAGATTTTATTTTGACGGTATAGACAAAGTTTATAATCCTGCTACAGGACAAGTAGTAAGAGATAAGATTGACATTTTAAATATTAATACTAAACCTGCTAGTACAAGTCCTTTTACAAATGATTTTTCTTGGTCAGTTTCAGGAGCATATAGAGATCCAGATGGGTATGTTGATTCACGTAAAATAGAAGTACAGTTTATAGATTTAGATGATGACGGCACTGTAGACAATCCTGAGATCTTTGATGAGATTGTATCTCCTGATACTGTTACTACGCTACAAAAAACTATATTTCAAAAGAAATATACAACATCAGACGGTGTAGAAGATTTCAAATATTTTGATAATGCATCAAATGAGATTACTATTGTTGCAAATGAAGCGGCTATTGCTCCTTATAGTACTAGGACAGAAGGACAAATATTTTATTTGGATGATGAGAAAGTATTTAAAAAGTTACAAAAGTCCTTGAACAATACAGTATTAAATTCAGATTACAAAGCATTTATTGGCAGAGGCGGTTTAAAGTTCCATTATGTTCATGTCGCAGACAGTAGCTATAGAATTGACCCAAGTGCAAGTAATCTAATTGATACTTATTTGCTAACAAAGACCTACGATAACAATATAAGAAAGTTTATCGCAGGAGAAGTTGCAACACTACCTATGCCACAAAGTAATGATGAATTGTATAGGAGTTATGGAGCTTCTTTAGAAAAAATAAAAAGTATAAGTGATGAAATTATTTACTATCCTGCAAAATATAAAATATTATTTGGATCAAAAGCACCGGCGGATTTACAAGTGAAATTTAAAATTGTTAAAAATAGAGATGTTGTTACAAACGATAACGAATTAAAATCAAATTTGATAGAAGCTGTAAATAGATTCTTCGCAATAGAAAATTGGGATTTTGGAGAAACATTTTACTTCCAAGAACTTAGTGCATATATTATGACAGAACTATCACCTAAGTTAGCTTCTGTTTTGATTGTACCTAATCAAGGCACACAATCCTTTGGTAGCTTATTTGAAATAAAATCAGAACCAGATGAGATTTTTGTAAGTGCCGCTACGGTTGCTGATGTTGAAACTATAACTGAAATTACTGCAAAGGAAATCCAAGCAAGTGGTACAGTTATCACAAGCTCGACTACAACTTCTACTACAACAGGAATAACAAGTTCAGCTTCTACATCTACTACAGCTAGCACAGGTGGAGGTTTAGTTACATCTAGTAGTTCAACAAGTTCAAGTAGTTCTAGCTCAAGTAGTTCTAGTTCAGGAGGCAACGGTTCAGGTAGCTCAGGAGGCAACGGTTCAGGTGGTTCAGGTTCAGGCGGCGGTGGAGGCTATAGCTATTAATGTCATACGATGATAATCAAAAGGATTTAACTCCTCCTATACCCGGCGAAAAAGTTAAGAATATAGGTATTAATTTTTTGCCGAAGTTTTTCCGTACGGAAGCAAATAAAAAGTTTTTACAAGGGACTATTGATCAGCTTGTACAGCCAGGAGTAGCAGAAAAAGTAAGTGGATATATTGGTAGGGAAACTGCAAAAGCATTTCAACCTACTGACAACTATATTGGTGATGTTACTAATGATAGGAAGAACTACCAATTAGAACCTGCCGCTGTAATTAAAGATAATTTTGATAATGTTTTATTTTATAAAGATTATAATGACTATGTAAATCAATTAGGCGCATTTGGTTCGAATAACGACAATCATAGTAGACTTAATAATCAAGATTCTTACGGATGGAATCCTAATATTGATTGGGATAAATTTGTAAACTTTAGAGAGTATTATTGGTTACCAAATGGTCCTACAAGTGTAGCTGTAAGAGGACAAAATAAAGAAGTTGTAAGTACTTACACTGTAACAACTTCAGATCAAGGTGATAATATCTCATATGTTTTTAATGACGGTTTAACAGTAAATCCAACAATTAAATTATATAAAGGGCAAACTTATAGATTTGAAATAGACACTCCTGGGCATCCAATAGCATTTGCTATTACAAGATCTTTTACTCCTGGAAGTGCAATACTTACAGCAGGATCAGAAGGAATTAGGGCCGATGGACAGTTTGATGCAAAATTGTACGGCAACAATTATGATCAAGGAGAATATGTTGTATTGCCTAGCAGTGGGTCTGTAACATTTGAAGCAGACGAAAATGTTAGTACTTTGTATCCTACAGGTATTACAAAATATGGAAAAGAAGGAGAAGTAATTTCTGTTGTATATGTAGAAGAAGGCACGATAGAATTTACTGTACCAGAAAATGCTCCTGATAGACTTTATTATGTAAGTCAAAATAGTGTTGATACAAGTGGTCTTATAAGAATATACGATATAGCGGAAAATAGTGCAATAAATGTAGCTGATGAAATTTTAGGCAAAAAAACTTATTCAAGTGCAAATAATGTAAAATTATCAAATGGCATGAAACTTACGTTTCAAGGCGAAGTTACACCTGCAAAGTATGCTACAGGACAATGGTATGTTGAAGGTGTAGGATCACAAATAAAATTAATTAATAGTAAAGACTTAATTATTCCTGCGGCATATTCTACAAATAAGCTTGTTCCTTTTGATACTGATAAATTTGATGAATTACCGTTTGCTGATGCTAAAGCATTTGCCGCTACAAAAGATTATATCACAGTAAATAGGGCAAGTCCAGATAGAAATGCATGGAGTAGGTATAATTGCTGGTATCATAAAGATGTAATTTTAGCTAGTGAATCATATAATAGCTTACCTACAACACTCGACGAAAGCACTAGAGCTAAACGTCCTATTATTGAATATGAAGCAGGACTTAAATTAAACAACTTTGGTGTGTCAGCAAAGAATGATGTTGATTTAGTAGATGTCTTTACCAAAGACGTTTTTAGTACTATAGAAGGATCAACTGGTTACAATGTTGATGGTGTAGATTTGTCTGATGGCATGCGTGTATTGTTTACAGCAGATACAGATATTTTAGTGTCTGGAAGAATATATGAAGTTAAATTTGTTACTATTAATAATGTAAGACAGATAAACCTTAAAACAGTAAGTGACACAGATCCTATTGACTTAGAAACAGTGCTTGTTACACAAGGTTCTAAGTATGCAGGTACAAGCTTTCATTACAACGGAACATTGTGGGTTCAATCTCAGCAAAAAACTATTACTAACCAGCATCCATTATTTGAGGTATTTGATGCTAACACAAATAGTTTTAGTGATACAACTTATTATGGTTCTACAACATTTACAGGAACCAAAATATTTTCATACAAGCAAGGAATTGGCACTAACGATACAGAGTTAGGCTTTCCGTTATCTTACAAGTCAATTAATAATTCTGGTGATATTGTTTTTAACTTTAATTTGTTAAACGATACATTTACATATCAAACTGATACAGATTTATTTACGCAAGCAATTTCTACAGGATACTTAAAAAAATACAAAAGCCTTACAGAATTTGATTACGTAAATGGGTTTAGCAGTATTGCAACTAGCACAAGACAAATGGTGCTAAAACAATACACATCTACAGATATTAAAAATAATAATTTCGAAATTGATGCATATAAAAAAGCAGGCGATCTTAATGATCTAATTGTACATGTATATTTGGACAATAAATTAAAGATAATAAATCAAGATTATGAGATTGACAGAGCTAATGGGTTTGCACATGTACGTTTTTATAATGATTTAAAATCCGGACAAGTCATAAAAATTAAAACACATAGCTCATCAGCAAAAGTTAATGGTCATTATGAATTTCCACACAACTTAGAAAGAAATCCTCTCAATGAGGATATTACAGAATTTACCCTTGGCGAAGTAATTGATCATGTTGATACCATGATTGAAGATATACAAGGATTTAGCGGAGAATATCCTGGAAGAAGTAATTTACGAGATGTAGGAGAAACTGATCAATTTGGTAAAAGATTTGTAAAGCATAGTGGTCCTATTAACATACCTCTTTATCATATAACAAATAAAGAGTTTAACATTGTAAAAGCTTTGAGGTATTCAAAAAATGAATATAGTAGATTCAAAAGAAAGTTTTTAGAAACTGCAAATAGTTTAGGATATGACGGTCCTATAAAACAGCATGTTGATAAAATTTTAAATGAAATAAACAAAGAAAAAATAAAATCAGAACCTTTTTACTTTTCGGATATGTTAGGATACGGTGATGCTAATGTAATTAAGTATACAGTTGTAGATGCAAGAACAACAACATACCCAATTACTTCACCTTTTAATTTAACCGATTTAAGTGCAAAAAGTATTAACATATATCTAAATGGAATACAATTAGAGTATGGATTAGATTATACATTTAATTCAGACGGTTATGCTGTTATCACAGCTAGTAAAGTTGAAGATGATATAATTGAAATTTATGAGTATGAATCAACTGATGGCAGTTTTATAGCACCTACTCCTAGTAAATTAGGATTGTATCCTAAGTACTATCCAGAATTAACAATAGATGATTCATATATTCAGTCATCTACAACTAACACTGGTCCTTTTAAAGTTTACGGCAGAGAAGAACAAACTACAAAAACACATAAAGGAAAAGTAGGTTGGTTTTATCCTTTGTATACTTCTGAAGAAGCCGCTATAGCCGCAGATTCAGATTCAAGTGCAGATACAGGTTCTGCACACAAACATGTGTTTGAAGGATTATCACAAATTTTCTATATGCCTTCTACAGAAGTAAATCATGCTGTACAAGATTCCGATTTGTACGATGAATATCCTGTAGGTGTTGCAATGATACGCGGTCATGACGGAAGTTATATAAAAGCGTACAAAGATTTTAGAGATGAATTAATACTAGAATTAGAAAGACGTATTTTTAATAACATAAAAGTTGATTATTCTAAAGCTTTACTTGATATACAGGACTTTATTGGCGGCGAATATAGAACATCTGAATTTTCTAAATCTGAAGTTGATAACACATTGGCTGCAGACTTCCAACAATGGCTAAGATTAATTGGTAGCAAAGAATATACAGAACATGATTTTTACGATCCTAACAATAGTTTCACATTTAACTACGCAAGTGCTAGCACACCTCTTGGTAATGGTCATCCAGGTTTCTGGAGAGGTGCCTACATGCATGCGTATGGTACAGATCGTCCAAATGCAACACCTTGGGAAATGTTAGGCTTTACAATGAAACCAACCTGGTGGGAAGCAACCTATGGTCCTGCACCATATTCAGGAGATAATCTTGTCCTATGGAAAGACTTAGAAGAGGGAAGAATAAAGGAGCCTGGAGTTGCAGAAGTAGTTAACGGCAAATATGCTAGGCCTGGATTAACAAATCATATACCTGTAGACGGCCAAGGAAAATTAAGATCACCAAGAGATAGTAATTTTGCTAGGGCTTTTTTAAGACGTCAAGCTACTAATGGTTGGAAGTTTGGCGACCATGCACCAGTAGAAACTGCCTGGAGAAGAAGCAGTGAATTTCCGTTTGCAATACTATTAGCATATTTGCTAAACAAACCAGCTAAAGTAATGGGATTAGGTTTTGATGTATCTAGGACAAAGAAAAATTTAGTCAAACAATGGATACAAAATGATACAAACAAACCTATACAGCTTTCTACTGCAAAGTTACCAAATACTTACAAAGATGATACTAGGGTACTAACCTGTGGATTAGTAAATTACATATATAACTTGGTAGCAAGTGATGTACTTTCAGTGTATACTGATTATAAAAATAATCTTGCAAACTTGCGAAATCAATTAGGCTTTAAAGTTGGAGGATTTACCGACACAAGCAAGTTTAATTTAATACTTGATAGCAGGTCTCCCACCAAGCAAGCAGATAGAGATGGAATATTTGTTCCGCAAGAAAGTTTCAAAGTCTTTAACAACACAAGTAGTCCTTTAGAGATGGTGACATATAGTGGTATGTCTGTGGAAAAAGCTGGATCAGGATATATTATTAGAGGATACAGTAATACTTCGCCAGAGTTTGAATATTATAAACCTAAACAAGGATCATCAAAAATAACTGTCACTGTTGGAGGAATATCTGAAGCTTCGAGTGAATGGTCTGCAAATACATTTTATGAAAGAGGTCAAGTAATACAATTTAAAAATGAGTTTTATAGGGCGGCAAGACAATTTACAAGTGGCGACACATTTACAGCAGATGATACTGTAGCAAAATTAGATGAATTACCTATAACAGGAGGCAGGACAGCACACTTCTTTAAAGATTTTGACGAAACAGAAGTCTTTAAATTACAGTATGGTACAAGATTATCAACTACACAAGAAGTTGTAGATTTAATGCTAGGTTATAATGCTAGACAAAAAGTGTTAGGATTTAGTTTTAATGAAGTTGACTCTTTCAATGAGAAAGTTGAAAACTGGGAAAATACTGCAAGAGAATTTATGTTCTTTACTACACAAGGATGGGCGGCAGGCACAGTTATAACATTAAGTCCTGGAGCACCTAAAATAGAATTTAGTAGACCTAATGTTGTAGTTGATAACCTTTATGACACATTCTATGAATATAGCATATTTAAAGCTGATGGACAACCATTATCTGCAGAATTAAATGGAGTAGTAAGAGAAGGTAATAGTTTTGGGTTAGCTGTAGCAGATTCTGATGAAGGCATATATCATGTAGCATTACCTTTAGTACAAAAAGAACACGTAATTCTATTAGAAAATAAAACAGCATTTAGTGATGTAATTTACGAACCAAAATCCGGATACAGACAAGAACGTATCAAGGTAAGTGGATATAGAACAGCTGATTGGGATGGAGGATTAAATCTACCTGGATTTTTATATGATGAAGCGAAAATAGTAGATTGGTCTCAGTGGAAAGATTACAAAATTGGAGAATTAGTCAAATATAAGCAATTCTATTACACAGCAAAAAATAACATTCCTGGTTCCAAAAATTTTAATGCAAGTAGTTGGTTACAATTATCAAATAAGCCTGAACCAGAGCTAACAGCAAACATGGATTACAAAGCTAATCAGTTTACTGATTTCTATGATTTAGACAGTGCAGGTTTTGACAGTGAGCAACAGAGATTAGCACAGCATCTAATAGGTTATCAAAAAAGACAATATCTAGCAAATATTATTAATGACGATGTAAGTCAATTTAAATTTTATAGAGGATTCATTGGTGAAAAGGGTACTATGAATGCTCTTACAAAATTATTTGAATCTTTAGGTACAGGACAAGAGTCTGCTTTAGATTTTTATGAAGAGTGGGCAATTCAAACAGGAAGGTTTGGTGCAACAGACAATACTAAACAGGTTGAATTTAGTCTCAAAGAAGATTTAATGACAGAAACACCTCAAGCGTTTGAGTTGCTTAATACATTACCTACAACTAATTACGAAAAAGTTTATAGAATATTACCTAATGAAGTTTTTGATAAACCTGAGAATTATAATCATGAACCGTTCCCTACAAAAGTAATATCATCAGCAGACGAATATATAAAGACAGGTGGATATGTATCTGAAGAAGATGTAGCATTTGTTGCAGGATCAATTCCAGAACTTGCATTAGGTGATGTAAATGCAGTAAACCTAGGCGATTATATATGGGTTGTTGAAACAGGGAAAAATACTTGGAGTGTGTATCAAGTGATTCCTGCGAACGTCAATGTAGTATCAGCAACAGTAAGAACAGATACTATTTCGAACGATGGTATGCGTTTAATTGACTTACAACTTGACACATGGGCAGATATTCCATATGATGGAATTAAAGCACTTATCACTGTAAATGATATTATTGGTGTACGTGGCGCGACTGCATATAATCTTGATGGCATGTATGCAATAGAAAAAGATGGAATAGATTTAACTAAAGTAACAATTAAAGCAGATATAAATGTTGAAACAGAAGACTTTGAAGGCGAATCATTTCAAGTTGTTAAATTTAGAGAAGTGCGTAGAGCAACTATTGACGAACTTAATGTAAGTCGTTATGACATGTATGAAAAGCAAAAAGTATGGATAGATAATTATAATGGTGATTGGGCCGTACTTGAGAATAATCCAGCATTTTCAGAAAACCAAACAATTTATAATACATCAGATTTTGATAGCACCGCACATGATTTTAGTAAAGGTGGCACTGTTACAGAAAATAACAATGATGTTTTTGTTTCTGCACCAGGAGACGGTTCAGGAAAAATTACGCATTATAAAAGAACAAACGAAAAGAATAATTTAGTTTATGATAATGTAATTCAATTAGATGCTAATGATGATTTACTTAATACTGCAAGCACTTCAAGATTTGGTGAAAGTATATCAGTAAGCCCAGACGGCGAATACTTAGCAGTAGGTATGCCAAACGCAACTGGAATCAAAACAAAATTTAAAGGTGACTTTGACAAAACACAAACTTACACTAAAGCTGATATTGTAAAGTATAGAGAAAGTTTATGGAAAGCAAACAGAGAAATACTTCCAGAAATTTCTTCGCAAGCATTTACTACATTTGATACATATGTTAACTTGGCTGCTTCTGCTGATGCAGACTCTACAACTTTACAGCTACTAGTAGCAGGTGATCCTGGTTTAGCTAATAATACAGTAGATCATTTACTAGTTAGAGCACCAAAAGACATGTATTTAGGCACTTCTGCAGGAGATACTATTAGTTTATATTGGAATCAGCGAAGTTTTGCTTATCCTACATTAGATAATTATTTGCCGTTCAACGGTGCAATCCCTCAAATTAATTTTAGTTTTCTAACAGGCCAGCATACGATTGTCCATAAAGTTGATCATGTGTTGTTTGTATCAACATTTGTTACACTACCTACTGTAGGTCAAACAGTTACAACAAACACTGGTAGTGCTACAGTCGCATACGTAGGAACAAAAGCTGATAGTGCAGTAATTTATATTAAAGACACTAATGGTATATTCAATGTTACAGATGAATTGTTTATTGACGAAACAATATTTGTTGGTTTTTATTCTGAAACATCAACTTACAACACAAGTTCAGCTGTAGATGGATTTTGGTATATTAATACTGGATTTAGTTATTCTAATAATGCAACATACTATGACACAGGTAGAGGATTAGTATATGCAGATGTTAGATTAGCTTCATCATCAAGAGCATTTAATACATATTCAAATATTCAACAGGCTGTAGGTTCGATTGGATCATATGTTAAGAATAAAAATAGAGCCAGCTATATTACACATTTATCTTACAGAGGTGATCCAGGCGGCGTCGAAGCAGATCAACTAAGCAACAAATGGGTAGTAAGAGGTGAAAAATCTTATACTGACACTTTAAGTGCAGGAGATGAAACTGAATTTAGAATATATGATCTAGAAAACAGAACAGTGGATGTTACTTCGGCTGGATTTAGTCTAGCTATTTTAAATAAAAAACAAACTATTGTAGATCTTTGGGACGGATATATAGATTTTACTTTTGATGAATTTGATTTTAACGGAAATGTATTCGAACCTGTAATAGGAGATATAATCAGTGATGTACAAATTCCAAACGACGGACAAGGCGGGTTGGCAATTACAACTCAAACTACAAGCACAGCGGAAGTTGTATTTTATAGAAGAAACTTTAACAGCGTAAGAGTTTATGTAAAAGCATTAAGCGGCGATTGGAGCCAGTTAACAAACATAGGCAAGTATTCTATACAACGTAATGCAAATACAGCAGTAAGAGGAATTGCTGACGTAAATCGTGTTATGGGCACAGTAGCTGACGTAGACAATGATATTGCAGTTGGGACTGCTACTGTAGGTAAATTAATAGTATTTGAAAATAGTTCACAATTCAATGTTGTTACTAATCCAGAAATTGTTGATGAGGAATATTGGTTCTTTAACGAAAATACAGAACAGGGTATTTCTAGGACAGAAAATCCTCCATATAGTCTGAACAAAGATTACACACAAGTATTTCATATACAAGCAGAAGCTACTGGAGTAGCAGGTCCTAACACAGAAGGTGCGGTAGCAATATATAGAAGAACTGAAGGAGGAAATTATAGACGACAGTATGTGTTTGTTTCTGAACATAGAAAAGAAAATAGAAAATTCGGCAAAAAAGTCAAACTAGTACAAAAAGGAAATTATTATACACTTGCAGTTTCAAGCGAAGGTTTAGGTACAAGAGAAGATCCAGGTAGTATCGAATTTTATAGGCATGGTGTTAAGCCAGAACAAGTCAATAATTTTAGAGGCAATTATCAGATAGCCGCATACAGTGTTGGCGATATTGTAAAAAATAATGATTTATTTTACCTTTGTATAAGAGCCGCGGCTAGCACAAATTTTGTTTCTGATCCTGTGTATTGGGAAAATATAAGTTGGAAGCACGGAAAAGACAGAAATTATAGAGGTGTATGGGACAATACTTACAGATATGAAAAAGGCACTATAGTAGAATACAATAATCAACTTTACAAAGCAAAAACTAATATTGCGGTAGGCGCTAGTTGGGCACCAACTAGCTGGGATTTGCTAACAACTAATATAGACTATATTGGAATGTTACCAAATAGAACGAGTAAAACTTTTTATACAGACGAAAACATATTTGATCCTATACAGGATATACAACAATTTAGTAAAGATTTCGATCTAAGCAAAGATGGAGATGTGCTTGTTACCACAAGCACACAAGTTGCTACAGATAGTACCAGAGATATTGCAGTAGTAATATACAGAGAAGTAGATGATAAGTTTCAGTTTTCTCAAATGATCACTGAAAAATCAGCAGTTGACGGCTTTGCTGATAAAGTAAGTATGAATCCTGAAGGAACAAAGATTGCTGTTAGTGCTCCTTTGGAAGATACTACAAGAATTAATCAAGGCGTTGTAAACATTTATAGTGCAGATACTAGCGGAACATTCGGTACCCCAATTACTACGTCAACGCAGATAGACTGGACACAGTTTGCTACAGCAGTTTTAGAAATGTCTTCAAATAACTTTACTCATCCACTAGTACCTTTCTTAAAAACGCAACATACAGATGGAAGAATTTATGCTGATGCTAATTTAAGTGGAAATATTGCAGATAGTGTAGATCAACAAGCAGATGATATAAATGTTTGGGACGCATTAGAATGGCAAAGATATGCGGCTGATCAAGATAATCATACGGTTAACAGTCATTCTTGGATAGATGGCACAGTAAAATCTGCATTTCTTAAAGTAGCAAGTTCTTATCCTTCGGCTTTGAAAACAGTAAATGTTGATGTAGGAGAATGTACACCTAATCAAATTTTACTTCCACCACAAGACGAAGAATCAGAAAAGTTTGGTCATAGTGTTGAATGGGGATCAGAATACTTGGCTATATCAAGTCTTAATGGGGATCAAAAAATTCCTACAGAATTTGATACATATACAAAAACACAAACAGATTCATATCAGTTAGATGTAACCTCTGATAGGAAACAAACACCTACTACTTTTGACAATAAATTTACCACATTTAAAAATATAAAAATTGACAAAGGTGTTATATATCTGTACGAAACACTAGAAAACAAAGTAACACAATCAGAAGTTATTACGTTTCCATTAATACAAACAACGTTCGGAGAAAATCTTCTAGCACAAGGAAATCATTTGTATGTAGGTTTACCTCAACAATTTGATAATAATAAAAGAGGTGCTGTAGTTGATTTTAGAAAACTGCCAGGAAATAATGCTTGGAAACAAATAAGAAGCAGTGTTACTCCTGTTGATGTAGATAAAATTAGAGGAGCATTTTTATATAATAAAAGAGAAAATCAAATTGTTACATATCTTGATTTCATAGATCCTGTGCAAGGAAAAATAGCAGGTATTGCAGAACAAGAAATTGATTTCAAAACAAAATATGATCCTGCTTTCTACAATACAGGACAATTGGCAGATGATAATGTTGATCCTAATAGGCACTGGGCTGAAAAGTATATAGGTAAAGTATGGTGGAATATTGCAGGAGCAAGATTTGCTCATCCTTATCAAGGTAGTACTAATTTCCAAAGAAACGTTTGGAACACACAATTAGAAGGCTCAACAATTAATGTTTATGAATGGGTAGAAAGTAAATTACTACCATCTACTTGGGATTCTATTGCTGATACAGATGAAGGGTTAGCACAAGGTATTAGCGGAATAAGTTTGTTTGGTAATACAAAATATACAACAAGATTAGTATATGATAGTGTAAGTAAAACTTTTAATAGTCTATATTACTTCTGGGTAGAAAACAAAAAAACAATACCTGCAAACACAAAACGTTTATTAAGTATTAGAAACATTGCCGCACTTATAGGAAATCCAAAAGATCAAAAATATAGATATCTTAGTTTGCTATCTAAAAATAAGTTCCTATTAACAAATTGTAATGACATTGTTAATAATGACGATATTGTTTTAAACATAAAATATACAAATGATAATTTACAAAAACAAAAACAAAATACACATAGTCAATATCAAATTTTAAGTAAAGGCTTATCTACTAGTGTGCCAAATCCTGATATACAATTAAAATGGTTTGATAGTTTGATAGGATTTGATGATAAGGAGCGTAAAGTCCCTAACACTGATGTACCAGTAAAAAGTAGATACGGAATTCAAAACAGACCAAGACAAGGAATGTTTGTTAACAGATTTGAAGCACTAAAACAATTTATTGAACGTGTAAATCTTGTATGTAAACAAAACCTATTAGCTGACGAATATGATCTAAGTTCATTATCTATGAAAGAACCTTTGCCTACTTTATTAAGTGGCGAATATGATCATAAAGTAAGTACCTATAGCGAAATAAATTTTATTAGTACAAGTAAAGTAACTCCTGCAAAGCTTACTCCTGTAGTCCTAAATGGTAAAATTGTTAGAGTAACAATTGATGATGCAGGTAGAGGATATAAAGTTGCTCCAAGACTTAAAATTACCGGCGCAGGAAAAGATGCTGAAGTAAAATTAACTATAGATACTTTAGGAAAAATTACTTCTGCAACTGTAGAAAATCAAGGAACAGGTTATGATGAAAATACTTACATTAGTGTAAGGAGATACAGCGTATTAGTTGAAGCTGATAATACAGTGTTTAATAAATGGGCATTGTATTCTTGGAACGAAACTGATAGTGTATGGTTTAGAAGAAGCATACAAGACTATGACGTAACACAGTTTTGGAGTCAAATTGATTGGTATGCAGATGGCTACAATCAATTTACAGAAATAGATGATATAATTGCAGGTTCTTACTTACTTACAAGTCTTGATAATAGCATAGGTGATGTTGTAAAGATTAATAGTGTAGGATCTGGCGGATGGCTACTATTAGAAAAAATTGCAGATGAAGATACAGAAGATTATACAGTAAATTATAAAACAATTGGTAGACAAAACGGAACAATTGAATTTAATGATAGATTATATGATTATACAAAAAACACTGTAGGTTTTGACAATAGAAGTTTTGATAGCTATTTCTACGATAATACGCCTGCAAAAGAATTAAGAATAATACTTAATGCAATAAAAGACAAAATTTTTATAGGTACTCTTGCAGTTGAATATAATGAATTATTTTTTGCTTCATTAAGATATGTATTAGCTGAGCAAAAAGGTGCTGATTGGTTATTTAAAACAAGTTTTGTTAAAGCTAAACACAATCTTGGACCTTTATACCAAGATCTAACATTTAATAATGATAATTTAGCAAATTACGAAGCTTACATTAATGAAGTGAAACCATATAGCACGAATGTTAGGGAATTTGTAAGTAATTATTCTACAGTACAAGAAACTAATACAACAATTAGTGATTTTGATTTACCGCCAGAATATAATAATTTAACAAAAGCTATAGAAGCTAGTAAGGCACAAGTTATTGATGGTGTAGTAGTTTCTTCACCAAACAGTGCAAGTATATATCCTAGAAAACATTGGGCTGATAATAATTCATATCAAGTAAAAGAAATTAAAATTAGTAATCCAGGTAGCGGATATACATATACACCTACTGTAAAAATTACAAACACAGAAGGATCTGGTGCTACTGCAAAAGCATATTTAGGTTATGGTAAAATTACTAAAATAGAAGTAACAAACCCTGGCTCAGGATATATTAAGCAACCTATTGTTACTATAGAAGGGCCGCAAAGTGAAGGTAGTGTAAAAGCTACTGCTACAGCAATTCTTGGTAATGGTGTTGTAAGAGCTCCTACTATTGTAACTAAATTTGATAGAATTTCAGGTAAAACATACTATACTACATTATTACAAGAAAGCACATTTGCAGGCACAGGTTCTCAATTAACCTACAATTTAGAATGGCCAATGGACCTTTCAGCTTCAAAAGTTAAGGTTTTTGTAGGCAAAGATGCAAATAATTTAGTTGAACAGTTAAGAAGTGCTTATACTTTTACTAATATTGAAAATGATACAGCAGGTTATACACGAGAGCAAGGTAGAATTACATTTACAACTCCACCAAAAAATAATGATGTTATAAAAATAAGTTATTATAGGCCTTTAAGCTTGCTTACAGCTGAAGATAGAATAAACTTCGCATACAATCCAACAAAAGAAATGTATGGTAAAGAACTATCACAACTAATGACAGGTATAGATTATGGCGGAGTTCAAGTTCGTAGTTTTGAATTTGATAAACCAGCTGGTTGGGATAGTGCAGGCTGGTATACAGATAGTTGGGACACATTTGATAATACATTTGAAGATGAAGTTTTTTATAGTGATGGTTCTACAAATGCTGTACAGTTGACAAAACCAATGGCAAATGGCATTATGTATAATTTTTACTTGAACGGTGTACGTATTGATGATCCAAATTATGATAATAGCACCCTAAATAAAAACCCTAGTGCAATTACAAATTCGATTATAGGCGATGGAGTTACAGATACATTAGATTTAGAAACTATGGGTATTAGGTTAGCACCTAGTGATGTTTTAATAATAAGAAAAACTACTAGTGATGGAAGCACATTGCCTGATGCAGAAAGTTATGATACAGCATTGTCTGGAGGTGACTTGGCATATAAAACAGCAACAGGTTTAAAAGCAGAAGATATTATTATCGATGGTGATGACTTTGTAACACCTACAACAAGTGGCGGTCCTGAAGAGCTTGTTCCAGGACAAGTACTAGATACTTTAGACATAAAAGTGTTTACAAGAGATAGTGCAGGACAAGGAAGAATACACAGTCAAAGCTATACAATGACTAATCAAACCATTTATGATTTAGGTGTAATTCCAAGAACTGCTCCTGCTGTAATAGTGAAAGTTGCTAACGTAATTCAACCTACTAGCAATTACACAATTGATTGGAATTTGAATACAATAACTTTAAATAATCCAACTCCTGGTGCAGAGTTAAACATAATTGCAATGGCACAAGGTACACAAAAAGTTTTAGATTTCGGCACAGGACAATCAGTAGCTGGCCAATCAGATTACCTTACAACAGTTGACTGGGAAGAAGGAGTTAGTGTTTTTGTAAGTGTCAATGGTGTGGCATATAATGATGTGGTTGTATTTAATAGTGCAGAAGATAGTGTTCCAGGACCAGCAAAGGTTGGTATTAGATTTAGTACTCCTTTAGAAGCATCTAACTACAAAATACATTACACAGTATTCAGTGATAGCACAAAAATAAATTACAGTCAAGTAAGCAAAGACCAATTCCAAGCAGATGGTACAACTAAATCATTTTCTCTTGCTACTACTCCATTTTATGCAAAACCAAATGAGCATAACATAATTGTAAAAGTTGCAAATAAAATTTTAAATCCTGGTTATAATATACAGTATACTATAGATTCAGATAATACGAGAGAATATAAAATTGAATCTTTCCAACAGCCAATAGGATCAAATGCGGCATCTGATATTAAAGTATTTGTTGATGGAGTAGAAAAGTTTACTCCAAATGAGTGGAGATTTGATATTGCTAATAGCCAAGTTGTGTTGGCTGATGAAGTAGGTAAACCTGGCTCTACTGTAGAACTTTTTGCAATTACAGATGGCGAATACAGGATAACAGGAAATGTAATCACGCTTGATAGTACTCCAGCTCAAGATACAATTATTGAAGTTTTCCAATTTTCAAATCATGATTTACTTGGCCTAGAAAGAATCAACTATGACGTTGTTAAAAGGACTTTGTTATTATCAACTGATGTACAAAATACAACATATAACAGATTAACAGTAGGAGAAATTACACTTAGAAGTAAAGCAGTAGATGCTGAATATGTATGGGTAAGTGTAAACGGTGAATTGCTTACGCCTAGTGTTGATTATTATCTTACAGATGACCAAATGAAGGTTAGGTTAGTAAGAACACCAGAAGCAAATGATGTAATTGATGTATTGCACTTTAGCGAAAAAGTAAGTACAGAAAAATTTGCATATAGACAATTTAAAGATATGTTAAACAGAACACACTTTAAGCGTTTAGATAAAGAAGCTACTACTCTTAGTGTTCCACTGAATAGCACAGATTTAAGAATAGAAGTTGTAGACGGGACTAACTTATCAGTACCTAGCAAAGGACAGAATATTCCAGGAGTACTTTTTATAAATGGAGAAAGAATAGAATATTTTGTAAAAGAAGGCAATACATTAAAGCAATTAAGGAGAGGTACACTTGGTACAGGTGTAAAATCAGTTTACCCAGCAGGTCAAAAAGTATTTGATCAGAACATAAGTAAGACTATACCATATAAAGATATGACACAGTCACAGAGCTTTAATGGAGATGGTGCTACTACTGCATTTACTTTAGGATTTGATGTTACATCTGCAGATGAAATTGAAGTATTTTCTGCAGGTTCAAGACTAAGAAAAACAACTTTACAATCTTTTGATCCAGCAGTAGCATTAGATAGTCCAGATGGTGATACGACATTACCAGAAGAGTTTACTCTAAACGGACAAGTTTTAACTTTAAGTGCTATTCCTGCATTGAATACTAAGGTAACAGTGATTAAAAAGACTGGTCAAACATGGACAAATACAGGAGAAACACTAGGAGAAGCTGAAAATTCTATAGCACGATTCTTACGAGCAGGAACTTCGGCGCTACCAGAATAAATACAGTATAGGAAATACAATGAGCGAAAATATGCAAGATAAAAACGGAGTACTAGTACAGGGTCATATCAAGATATTTGATCCTAAATCGCAAGAAGTTTACGTAGATAAGCGTAATGCAATTCATTATGAAAATATGAGTATTGCATTAGCAGAAAGCCTTGCTAATGAAGGTGCAGGATTTATATATGAAATGAGCTTCGGCAACGGCGGAACTTCAGTCGATCCAACTGGTATTATTACATATCTTACACCTAACAGTACAGGTACAAACGCTACATTGTATAATCAAACGTATACAAAAGTAGTAGACGAAAAAAGTGTTAACAATACTGACACTGCAAGAAATAAAACAGAAACAAGACATGTAAGCGGAACAAACTACACAGATATACTTGTTTCATGTTTGCTTGATTACGGTGAACCGAGTGGACAACAAGCATTTGATAATGCTACTGATCCAGAAAATGCTTACGTATTTGATGAACTTGGATTAAGAAGTTATAGTGCAAGCGGTACAGGACGCTTAATTACTCATGTAATTTTTCATCCTGTACAAAAATCATTGAACAGATTGATACAGATAGATTATACTGTTCGTGTACAGAGTTTAGCGGGTTAAGGAAAAGATTATGGCATATGCAATTAATTACACTGACTCCGTAAATAAAGGAACAATTACTGTTGAAGACAATACTATAAACTCTGAAACTACTATTAGTCTACCTGGTAGATTTACAACAGCATATGGCCAAGCAATCAGTGAAAACTTTTTACATTTATTAGAAAATTTTGCAAATAGTTCTGCACCAGAGAGACCTGTAGAAGGTCAATTATGGTATGATACTACAACAGGTGTCGACCAACTAAAAATTTATGATGGAACAATTTGGCAAGCGGCCGCAGGGTTGAAAAAAGCAAGCTCAGAACCAGCAGTGGCAAATAGCAGTGCAGGCGATTTATGGGTAAACACAGGCTCGCAACAATTATATTTGTTTACAGGATCTACTTGGGTTTTAGTTGGACCAGAATTTACAGATGGATTATTAACTGGTACAAAGTCGGAAGTTTTAGCAGGAACTGACAATTTAAGTTATACAGTATTGTCTATTAAGGTACAAGACAAAACTGCATTTATTATAAGTGATAGAGCTTTTACACCTAAAACAGCTATTGCAGGATTTACAACAGGAATTAAAGCAGGTATTAATATTAGTTCTGTAGCATTAGTCGGCACAGAAACATTAAAATATTATGGAACAGCTGAAAAAGCAGATGCATTAGTAATTGGAAATACAACAGTACCAGCGGCGAATTTTGTAAGAACAGACGTTAGCTCAACATCAAATTTTGATTTAAAAGTAAAAAATAATGATGGTGTTGTAATTGGTACAGGAGGACAATTAAGCCTAGGTGTTGACGGTGAGCAGGGAGTTATCCAACACAACACTAGCGGATCTAATATTGATTTTAGATTAAGAAGCGGCACTTCTACACCTACAATTATGCGTATTGACGCATCAGGAAAAGTAGGAATCAACAATAGTGCTCCTGAGCAAGATCTTGATGTTGCAGGTAATATTAAACTTACACCAAAAGCAGGAGTTGCTGGTTCAGGTTATTTACAGCTTACTAGTACAACAGATAGCAGTAGTATTAGCACAGGATCATTAATTACAGCAGGTGGTATAGGCGTAGCATTAAATGCTTATATAGGTGGTAACGTTGATGTAGGAGGAATACTACAAACAGGTAATATTGCACCTGACACTGGATCTAGTAGGAATATTGGAACATTAATTAACAAATATGACAGCATATATGCAAATACATTTTTTGGTAATTTACAAGGAAATGTTAGCGGTACAGTTAGCGGCAGGGCAGGCTCTGCAGATAAGTTAGCTAGTGCAACAACTTTTGCAGTTACTGGTGATGTTGATGCGGCTAGTTTTGAATTTGATGGACAAACTGGCGGCAGTACAAAAACATTTAATATGTCAATTGCTAATACCTTTATTAGTAATAAAACTGTTACATATGCCGCTGAGAACTCAGATGAATTATTACTGAATAGACCAACAGGTACAACAGGTGTGTTTAGAATTACTAAAAGTAATTTCCTTAAATCAGTGCCTATTACTCCAGTTGGATCAATGGTTATATATGGTGGAACTACTGCACCTGCAGGATGGTTATTTTGTGATGGCACAGAAGTTAGAAAATCAGATTACAACGATTTATGGTTAGCTATAGGATTTAATTTTAAAGATGCTTCGCTTATTTCAGATGCAGGAGTTAACTTTTTTGCACTACCTGATTTAAGAGGTAGATTTGCATTAGGTATGGATAATATGGGCGGAAACACTGCCAATAGGGTTACAGATGCTACAGCAGATACAATAGGCGGAACAGGCGGTGCTCAAAATACAACAATTCAGCTTAATAATTTACCAGAACACGAACATGATATGGAAGGTGATAGCGGTACTCAGTACTATGCAACAAGAGTAGGAACAGGTACTCCTGCAGATTCAGGAGCCATTCAACTTTCAATTACTTCTGGAACACAAGGTACACAAGGTCTTGCGTCAAGTGGAGGTATTAAAACTACATCTTCATTAGGAACAGCAATGGATACAATAGATCCTTACTTGGCTGTAAACTATATTATATATACTGGAGTAACAACATGAGCTATCAATTAAATAAAACAGATGGTACATTACTTACTTCGTTAATTGACGGGCAGATTGATCAAGCTAGCACAAATTTAACTTTAGTTGGAAAAAACTACACAGGGTATGGCGAAGCGTTTAATGAAAATTTTATAAAGTTGTTAGAAAATTTTTCTAACACTTCAGCGCCAAGTAATCCCCTAACAGGACAGCTATGGTGGGACACGAGTAATGCTAGACTTAAAGTTTATACAGGCACACAATGGAAAGCAAGCGGTGGCCCATTTGTGCAAAACACACAACCTACTATGGTTGCAGGCGATTTATGGATTGATAATTTAAATAATCAATTGTACGCATTTGATGGTACTGACACTACTTTAGTAGGTCCACAATATACAACAGCACAAAAGAAAAGCGGCTTTGAAATAGGAACAATTCTTGATAATCAAAGTAGATCAAGAACAGTAGCATATCTATATATAGGTGGCACTCTTTCTGCAGTTTTAAGTTCACTAGAATTTACACCTACATATTCTCAACGAGTTTTAGGTTTAGTTGATGCAAGCACTAATCCAAATGGTATAATATATGAAGGTGTTAATATTATTAACAACTCAACGTTTAAGTGGCACGGGGTTGCAAATAGTTCATTAGCACTTACAGACTCTGCAGGTGTTGCAAGAACTGCTGAACAATTTTTAGCATCAAATGCTAATGATGTAACAACAGGTGCTTTAACAATTCAAAATTCAGGTGGCTTAACAATAGGGCTTTCGCAAAACAATGTTCAAAAAGTTATTGGTGACAGATTTTATATAGAAAATCAACTTTTAGATCATGATTTAAGTTTGCGTGTACGTTCTAACCAATTTAACTCATTGATTGTTGACGCTTTGTATGTAGACGCAAGTACAGCAAGAGTTGGAATATTTACAACAAACAGACTGCCACAGTACACATTAGATGTTGAAGGTGATATAAGAGCTACAGGAAACTTAATTGTACAAGGTACGCAAACTACACTTGATACAGTTACACTAAGAGTAGAAGATAAAAATATAGAATTAGGCTATCAGTCAGATAGCACAGGCGGTGATGATGTAGGTGCAGACGGAGGTGGTGTTACATTATTATCAACAGACTCTAACAAAGAAATCAAATGGCTAAATTCAACTGATTCCTGGACTTTTAACAAGAATATAGATCTATCTGATACTACTAAATCTATTAAGATCGGCGGACAAACAAAATTAACAAATACAAGTCTATCAAATATTTTGTATGCTGACGAATTAACAAGAGTAGGCACACTTGTAAATCTGCAGGTAGATAGTATTAATATTAATGGTAACACTATTAGTAACAGTGTTTCTAATATTAATCTTACAGCAACAGGAGGAATGGGTATAACACCTGGTGGTGCAGTAACATTTACTGGAGCACCACAAATTAAAGGTGTTGGTGATCCTTCAGACATACAGGATGTTGCAACTAAAGCTTATACAGATACAGAAATAGCAAATGAAGTAATAGTAATGGGTTTTGACATTACCGGATTAGGTACAGGGTCAACATTACAAGCGGCAGTAGCAGGTTATTTAAATGACCTGTATCCTGCAAGTGCGGCAAATAGTGGAAAACAAGCAAAACTACATTGTACTTCATACGCAAACGCAACAGCAAGTGGTATCGATGTGGATTCAGCTAAAACTATTTCCTATATTGCTGTTGATTCTAATGGCACACAGAATGAGTCTGTTGTGCAAGATATAGTTTTTGCAGGAGCCAGTGGTAACGTTTCGTTGACTGCGGCACGTAGTTTGATGAGATACCAGTCAAACGGAACAGCATGGGAGTGGCAGCAAACAACTGCTTATTAAACATATGATAAAAACGATAAATAACATAAGTACTACGAGGAACAGCAATGGCATATCAAATAGACAGATACAATAATACGCTTTTAACAAACGTAGAAGATGGTACCGTTGACCAAACCACGGATTTAAAGTTCATTGGTAAGAATTATGCAGGTTACGGTGAAATTCAAAACGAAAACTTCCTGTTTTTGTTGGAAAATTTTAGTGGAGCGACAGCACCTGCTAAGCCACTAAGTGGTCAAGTTTGGTATGATAGCTCTGTTTCAAAGTTAAAATTTTATGACGGAACAAAGTGGAGAACAAACGGAGGTTCAGAAGCGGCTTCCACAGAACCAACAGGGTTATCAATTGGCGATTTTTGGTTCGATACAACAAATAATCAATTATATGTTTATAACGGAACAATTTTTGTTTTAATAGGTCCACAAAACGCAGGTAGCGGTATTACACAAATGCAAAGCTTATCTTTGCTGGACACAGGCGGTACTACAAGAAATGTAATAGCAGGAACAATTAATAGTGAAACTGTTATGCTTATTAGTACTAACGAGTTTGATATTGCCGCAAGTAATTCAATAACAGGATTTGACAGAGTTAAAAAGGGTATTACTTTAGTTAATACACAATTAGCAAGTAATGGAGTAACAACACCAGCAGGACACTATTTTTGGGGTACAGCATCTGATTCGTTAAGATTAGGAGGTGTTCTTGCATCTAACTTTATACAACAATCATCAGGTGGTGCTAATACTGTGTTTACTACTACAGTTGAATTTCCTGATAGCGGAATTCAAATTGGCAATTCACAAGATTTACAATTATTAATTGAAAACGGTACAGAAGGTGTTATACAGAACGTTACTGGTAATAACAGTAAGATTAAAGTTAAAAGTACAAATGGATCTGGCACTACAACACACTCAGTAACATTTGATTCTACAGGAATTACTCCAGCAGTAGATAATACATTTGCTTTGGGTAGCGGATCATTAAAGTTTTCAAATGTATATGCAACTAATTTTACAGGTGAGGCTTCACAAGCAACTGCACTTAGAGTAGGTACAGATTTTAGAACCGCAAGTGCAAGTGCATCAAATAATACGGTAGCTGTAAGAGATGCAACAGGCAATATTGCGGCTAACTTATTTCAAGGAACTGCTACACAGGCAAGGTACGCTGACTTAGCAGAAAATTATTTAACTGATGAAATATATCCAGTAGGTACAGCAATGGCTGTAGGCGGCGATGCAGAAGCAAGATCCGCAAAAGTTGGAGATTATTGTATTGGTGTAATATCTGAGAATCCAGCTTACTTAATGAACTCAGAAGCGGGGGGCCAAGCAATTGGCTTAAAAGGTAGAGTTCCTGTTAGGGTAAACGGTCCAGTTTCAAAAGGGCAAGCAGTTTTTGCTTGGAAAGACGGAGTATGTAGTACTATTACTACGAATGCGTTAGTTGGTATTGCACTTGAAACAAGTACTGAAGATGGTGAAAAATTAGTCGAATGTGTACTCAAAGTTTAAGGATCGATTATGGCAGATATTACCGCGGCTCGATTAAATAACTTACAATCGAGAATAGCATTAATACTTGGAACAGGAAGCGGCACTAGCGGTTACGGACAAACCCTAGTATCCTCCCAAGTTGTCGCTGATTCAATCGTAGATGCGGACGATATCAATAATATTTTTACTGACATGGTTAAAGCAAGGATACACCAAGTAGGTATCCAAGAAACAGGAATTAGACAAGTTGTTGAAGACCTAAATACTATTGCAGAAGAAACAAGTAAAAATATTGATAATTCAGGTAATGAAACAGCTGATGCTGAAGGTACAAAAAAAGGTATAGCTGACTATGAGTCATTAATGACTCAAATAGAAACTGACAAATTATTACTTCATTCAAGTCAAGCTGCCTTAGAACCACAACTTACAAGCACAAGAACAACTACTTGGAACGGAATAATTACACATATATTTCAAGTTACTTGGGGATCAGCTGACGAAAGACGTCATTTTTTTAATGCAGGTGGAGAAATAAGATTATCTGCAAATAATTCAGGAGCAAACGGTCCTAAAGGATTAGATTGGGCCGCATTATGTAGTGAAATTGGTGTAGTAAAATTCGGGCAAGATACTACTACAGCAACTGGTTCAGGTACTAGTTATGCAATCGGAAACAATGATGTGACATCTGCATATCAAAACTGTTTTCAGAAAGTAGGAGCAGGCACATACAGTGGAATTTATGCTGGTAACCTATACACAGTAAAAGTTAGAATGCCAAATGCAGGCATTAACGAAGGTGTGCTTGAATTTAGAATAGAATTCAATGATGTTGTTTTTGACAACACAGTAGATAATAATGTTGACGGAGCACTAACAAGTACAGTTCAGCAGTATAGAGCAGTTGGTCCTACAAGTGTTACTTCTGTAAGTCCTACATATTTTACTACTGATGCACTCCAGTAAATTTTTTACCCCCACTTCAAACGCTAAATAGTACTATAGAGAGGTTATTTCATGCCAACTAAGGTACTAGCATCACGTTTTAACACATTAAAAGATAGAATAGAAAATATTCTAGGTCCCGCCGAAGAAACTAATAGGGTAGCGGCAAATAATGGTTATTCGTATGGATACGGACAAGCACTAGGACCATTAGTAGACCAATCTAGTAGTAATGATTTAATAGATGCTTTAGCTTACAAGCAATTATATATAAATGTACTAAAAATTAGATTTCATCAGGTAGGCACATCTGCATTTACAGCTGATCCTTTCGTTGTAGGAGATTTTGCAACAAACGCCGCATCTACAGATAAAATTTTAGAAGCGTATATTCAAGGTATTGAAACTCTTGCAACTAATATGGAAAATGATAGACTTACAGTACATCCTTCGCAAGCGTCAATACAATCTATGGGAAGTAGCACTAGTGCAACAAGCTGGAATGGAACATTGTCACATATTTTCCAAATAACATTTACAGATGCACAAGCAAGAAGACAATTTTTTAATGCAGGCGGTAAAATTAGGTTTTCAACAAGTATGAACTATACAGGAAGCCAAGCTAAAAGTCTTGATTGGAAAAATATGCTTGCACAAGTAGGAACAGTAGATTTTGCGTATAGTAGTACTATAAATTCAACAGGCGTAGGACAGTCTTACGGAGGCATAGGGCATGATTATATGTTCAGCTACTATCAAACTGCATATTACAATTCAGGAGGAGGAGTATATAATCCGAATAGATATACCGTATATGCTATGGAAATGAATGATAGTGTGTTACAATTTAAAGTCGAGTTTTCAGATCCTTCCTATGGAGTACCAGACGAAACTGTTCTTGGTGCTGTAACTAGTGATATAGAAGCTGTAGTTCCAGATGGTACCGCATCTATTGACGGCACTATGCAAACAACCGTATCTGTACCATCCCCTACATACACACTTGTATCTAACTTATAATTATTGACATATATTCATAATAATGCTATAATACTGTAGTTCAGTCTTTGTCATTTAGTACCTAAAGATTGAATAAGTACTACTATTATAGGAGGTTTCTATGGACGAAAAGTTATCAAAAGCATTAGACTTTTCTAATTATATGGTTACTCTAAATAACCAAAAAAGACTACTTAACGAAAAATATGCAGAAAATTTATTACATTTTACTAATGGTGGACAATTTACTGTTACTAAAGAACTTATAAATTTTGTAAAACTACTAATTGATAACCATCAAAACGACGATGTGGTTCTTACAGACGATAATGATATTCCTCTCATAATCGACGATATTGAAGCTTTTTACCAAGACATAATTAATGTTTATTTTGAAGCGTCCAACTCTTATCACTCAGAATATATGAAATTAAAAACACAACGTAGTGTGGAGAACCTCGTCGATCATGCAGAAAAGTAGAGGGGCATTATTAATTGCTAAAAATAATACACAAGTTGATTACATAAAGCAAGCAGTTTTTTTAGCAAAACGAATAAAAAAGTTTCTTAATATCGGAACTTCAGTGATAACAGATTCTACAGAATATTTAGAATCTGCATTTGATAGTTCTATATTTGATAAAGTTATTTCCTTGAATAGTCATTCGGAAAAAAATGAAAGATTATATTTTGATGGAGCTATGTATCAAAAACAAGCTACATTTAAAAATAGATCTAGAAGTAAAGCCTTTGATTTATCACCTTATTATGAAACTCTTCTTTTAGATACTGATTATATTATTTCTAATAATTTATTAGGATCTTGTTTTAATTCTGATGACGATTTTATGATATATAAAAAATCCTCAGATATTGCACAAGTAAGAAATGAACAAGAATTTAAATATATAAGCGATACTGGAGTTCCTTTTTATTGGGCTACATGTGTATTTTTTAGAAAAACTAATGTTAATAAAATATACTTTGATCTAGTAAAGCATATCGAAGAAGAATGGGATCATTACCGAAGAGCATACCAAATTACCTCTTCTCTGTTTAGAAATGATTTTGCTTTTAGTATTGCAATACATATTATGAATGGATTTGCTCAAGGTACTTTCGCAAAAGAATTGCCAGGCAAAATGCTATACACAACAGATAAAGATATACTTTGGAAATTAGACGATGATAAAATGATGTTCCTTGTTGAAAAGAAAGATTACATGGGAGAATATACAGCTTTAAGCACAAAAGGACAAACTATACATGTTATGAATAAATTTAGTTTAGGTAGAATGATAGACGAGGTAGAAAATGTCTAAAGGTATACTAGTACTTGCACAAAATCTTTCTGAAGTAAATTATGTAAAACAAGCAGAAGTGCTTGCAATGAGTCTTAAAGTTACTAATCCAGAAACTAAAATTAGTATTGTAACAAACGACAAAGTTGAGTTCAAAAATTTATTTGATAAGATAATAGAAATTCCATGGAATGATGACGCACAGTTCAGTGACTGGAAAGTTGAAAATAGATGGAAGCTTTATCATGCTAGTCCTTATGATAAAACTATTGTAATGGATACTGATATGTTAATCTTGCAAGATATAACAACATGGTGGAAATTTTTAGAAAATTACAAATTGTTTTTTACTAGTAGTGTTCTTACATATAGAGGAGAAATTGCAGATACGCAATACTATCGAAAAGCATTTATTGCAAATAATCTTCCTAATCTTTTTGCAGGATTTCATTACTTTGAAAAATCAAATATGTCATTAGAATTTTACAAACTTTTAGAATTGGTCGTACAAAACTGGCAGGCGTTTTACGAAAAGTTTTTAGAAGGAGTCACAAGACCTAAACACGTTAGTATTGATGTGTGTGCTTCTATAGTAGCATTAATTTTAGATTGTACAAATGATATTACAAATGCTAAAGCAAGTTTTCCTACATTTACTCATATGAAAAAATATTGTCAAGGATGGGTTGATGGGTCTGATAACTGGCAAGATAGAGTCGGCTTTTATATGTCAAGAGATTGTGATATTAAGATTGGAAATTATAACCAAACAGGTATCTTGCATTATACTGAAAATGATTTTTTAGAAAAATCTCCAGTAATTGAAAGATACAGGAATTATTTAAATGTCTGATTTAAGCGAATTATTAAAAGCACTTACTACTAGTGTAGAAACTGATGATCTTACGTATGTATACTATTACAGCGATAGCGGAGAAATATTTAAAATATCAGGTGTAATAGATGAGGTTGAAGAAGGGCAAGAAATACTTGAAGTACTTTACGATATTGCTAGTCCTATTCTAACTGGAGAAAAACGTACAACAGATTTTGTGGTCATTTATGATACTGCGTTAAAGCGTAAAACTTTAAAAGAAAAAAACTATCAAGATACGTTTAAAACTGCATCTGCTATGTGCTATCAAATACCTGTTATTGCAAAAAGCCTTGCAGGTCATTTTTCGTTATCTGAAATTTATGAAGATGTAAAAGTCTACATATGGGTTAAAGAGTTAGCTTATAAAAAAGATGACATAGTTTGGTATAATGATAATGTCTATAAATTACTTGCAGATAACGGAAAGGATAAAAGATGGAGCAAAAAAAATTCTAAGTTGTTTATTGAAAATGTATTCTTATCTGACATTCCTACGCAAAAGTTTTCAGTGTTAGAATTAAAATTTGAACAACAATATAAAGGTATACATGTTGATGTATGGTATGATGATTTAAATCATTTGGCAGGACAGCATGTATGGATAGGAGACTGTGTATATAAAATATTAGAAGACCAGCCCGCACACACAAATTTTGATCCAAAAAATGCAGAAATGCTAGTATCTAATGTAGCACTTAGGAACGACACAAACAAAAATCTTACTTTTACACAAATTATCGATGATGGAAAATTATATTTAGATTTTAATAAAATTTATAGTGCAAAAATTATAGAATCTCATTATGATAAAAGTGCAGATGATATAGTTTATCATACAGATGAACGTCATATAATAGTTTGTAAAAAAGACTTTAAAATTCATATGGATACTTTTGACAAGAAAAAGTTTAATTATTTAAAAACTGATTTAACATTACAAGATCAAAATACATTAAAAAACGGAGACAAAGTTTTACTAGGTACAAAATTATATAATGTACAGTTAAATAAAGAATTTGATATTATAGTAACTCAACATACTAATGAAAAATTCTGGCAACTGAATATACACCCCTCGACATTAAAATATTTTCAAACAACTAATTATGATCAAGATGACCTTTTGTACTTTAGTATTACTGCAAAACATGATCCTAATATACTTTATAGGTCATTGAAAATACCATTATCAATGTTAGCTGATAAATTAGTAATTCCGTTTAAATATGATGCAGAACATAAAGAAGATCTTAGTATATATACAGCAAAGTATTTTGATAGTTATGGACACGAAATTTTATGACCAACAGATTTAAAGTAACAGACTATGACATAATTTATTTAAGTTATGACGAACCTAATGCAGAAAAAAACTATGCAGACTTATGCAGTAAAGTTCCGTGGGCAAAACGTATACATGGAGTTGAAGGTTCTGACGCCGCACACAAAGCTTGTGCTGAAATAAGTGAAACTGATAGATTTATAACCGTAGATGGAGATAACATAATAGATCCTAAATTTATTCAGCAAGTTATAGATTTTGATGAACATGAAGATCTACAGCATAGTGTTATAAGTTGGGCAGGATATAATGTAGTCAATGGTTTAATGTATGGCAATGGCGGACTTAAATGTTGGCCAAAGAAATTTGTACTTAATATGCGTACCCATGAAAATGCTGATCCTAATAATGCTCATGCACAAGTTGACTTTTGTTGGGATATAAATTATATTCAAATGAATAGTTGTTTTAGTTATGTATATAATAACCATACTGCCCAGCAAGCTTGGAGAGCAGGCTTTCGTGAAGGTGTGAAAATGGCATTAGATAGAGGAGTGCGTGTTACGAAAGAGGAGTTTGCAAATTTACACTGGAAGAACTTACATAGGTTGTATATTTGGTTAACAGTTGGCAGCGATGCAAAAAATGGGCTTTGGGCAATATACGGAGCAAGAGAAGGCCTATACAAAACAATGGCTACAGAATGGGACTACATAAATGTAAGAGATTTTGAATATTTGAACAACTATTGGAATGAGCAAGTAAAAATAGAAGAGGAAAATCTTTTAGATGCAGTGAAAAAATTAGGTAGCAAATTATTAAATGAATTAGATGTTCCTATCCCAGTAGATCCTTTTAGTGAAGAACAAAGCAAATTTTTTAAAACTGTTTATCAAAATCCTGGTAGGATGGCAAATCAATTCATTGATATTGAGAGATAAACATGAGTCAAAGCAGTTATAATGCTGGAGCCGAATACGCTAGAGAGAAGCTAAAGCAAATTAGTTGTTCAATGTGTCTTGCAAAATGGACACAAGTAACAATGCATTTGCATAATGGGCATACCCATAGCTGTCATCATCCTGCTCCTCATTTTATTCCTTTAGATGAAATAAAACAAAATCCCCATGCATTGCATAATACAAAACATAAAATAAAACAACGCCAACTAATGCTTGCAGGAGAACAACCAGAAGAATGCAACTATTGTTGGAATATAGAAAATTTAAATCATGGGCATTTTAGTGATAGGCATTTTAAAAGTGGAGAAGATTGGAACGAAGGACAACTTGAAAAAATAAAAGCAAACCCTTTAGATGAAAATTTTTTACCAACTTATGTTGAAGTTAGTTTTAATAATACTTGTAATTTTGCTTGTATGTATTGCAGTCCACAAATATCTAGTAAATGGATGGAGGATATTGAACACGGTGGAGCATATGACCTAGGAAATTATCAAGTCCATCATCTTGATTACTTACGCATTAAAAATCAAATACCAATTCCTAACAGAGAAGTTAATCCTTATATTGAAGCATTTTGGAAAATATGGCCTGAGCTATATACTAATTTAAAAGTTTTTAGAATTACAGGCGGAGAACCGTTGTTAAGTAAACACACATGGAAAGTATTAAAGTATATTCAAGATAATCCTAATCCAGATTTGATAATAGGAATAAACACAAATTTAGGAGTACAAGATGCTTTTATTGATAGATTAATACCTATAGCAAAAGATCTAATTCTTAATAATAAAGTAAAAAACTTTGAATTATATACAAGCGTCGAAAGTACAGGAGTACAAGCAGAATATATTAGAGATGGATTAGATTATAAAAAGTTTATTAGCAATCTTAATAAAGTAACAAGCGAAATTCCAATGTTAGATTGGAAGTCAAAAACAGTTATTATGGCAACATATAATTTATTAAGTATTCCTAATTTTAGAAATTTGCTAGAATGGTTACTTGAATGGCGTACTAAACATGGTTCAGCTACGTGGAAAAAGTTATGGTTAGATATAAGTTATTTAACTTATCCTAACTGGCAAACTATTGCATTAGCTGATAATAATATGTTAGCTATAATGGAGTCTGATTTAAAATTTATGCAAGATCATAAAGAACAAGCAATAGGACATCACGGATTTCAAGATACCGAAATTTCAAAAATGGCAAGGGCTGTAGACTATGTGACGCAAAATATAAGCAAAGATAAAACAACTGAGATGATGCAGTTTTATAATTTTTTTAATGCTTATGATTTGAGAAGAAATAAAAACTTTGTAAAAACTTTTCCAGAATTTGCAAATTTTTATAGTAGGTGCAAAGAGGTAGCAAATGCATAAAGTTCCAATATGGCATAGGACAGATTTAAACGACTATCCAGAAACTCCCGATGGTCAAAAGTTATACAAGTATCATTGTGGTATTAATTTAGATTATTTGAATAATACTTACAATGCTCATGGTGATCCTGGTATTAACATAGGAGTAGCAGGTATACATAAAACAAGGGTATACGAAGATATTGATTCAAATTACAAAGGAAAATATTACTATCCTTTTATATTGATGCAACCTATAGAAGGAGTACATTATGGTTCTGTGCCAGATAAACCTATTATAGATATTGAACCAGAACATATATTAAATATAAAAACAGGTAGATGTAAAATTTTAATTGTGAATACCATGGAAGGTTGGGATCATAATTCGTTCTTTAAAATTTTAATTGATGCTATCAAGAGTAAATATTTCCTAAAATATAATGATTTTGTAATACTGTCGGGCAATATGGAAGAAACCCAATATGGTACGCCTACTGTGTATCATAATTGGTGGGAACAGCATCTACGAGAGCACGATTTGGGAGAACTATTAGAACAAGGTGTCCTAAGCATGAATAATTGGGAAAGGCCACACAAGTTTATTTGTTTGAATAGAAGACCTCACGCCCATAGAATAGCAATTACAACACTATTACATAATTATAAACACAAAGGTATACTTACACTTGCTAAAAAAGTTGACAACCATACAGAAGTTTTTGATAAAAATCTTAAACTTATGAATGAATACTATCCTGGATTAACAGCAAAGCCTAAAGCTATGAATCGTCTTCTTAAAGATTTACCTTTGGAATATAATGACGGAGTAGACCCAAATACAGAAAATCCAGTACATGATGATGCCCCTGATAAATTTTATATGAGTTATCTACATGTCGTTACGGAAACATTTGGGAGAGGATCACAAACTTTTTTTAGTGAAAAAGTTTTCAAACCAATTATATACTTCCAGCCTTTTGTATTAGTGGGTGCATATAATGATTTGCATAGGTTAAAAAGTTTAGGTTATAAAACTTTTAATGGTATAATAGACGAAAGTTATGATGATATTAAGGATGACGAGAAAAGATTAATAGTGTTATCGAAAGAAATAGGTAGAATTGTTTCTATGTCAAATGATGAAATTAATAATTTTTATCAAAGTTGCTACGACATCATGATGCACAATTTTTTCCATTGGATATATAGGCAACAAACAATACATATTGATTTAAAAAATAATTTGTTAAGGAAGTTAAATGGATACGCCTAGTTTATTTGCATTTGGTTGTAGTTATACATACGGACATGGTTTAGAAGACTGCTTCGAACTTTATCCCAATGGTAACAATGGTCCAGGAAAACTTCCTACAAGATTGGGTTACACAAATATAATTGCAAAGAAAATTGGTAGGAGGGTGATTAACTGTGCATCTCCTGGCTCAAGTAATAAATTAATTATGCATACTATAAACATGATAAAACAAGAAGAATATTATACGGTTCATCAAGGAAAAAAACTTAAAAAATTACAAACTTATTGGAGAGAAAAAATTCCTGCTATGAATCCTGATACAGATGCTGTAATAATTCAATGGAGTTACATAGACCGACACTGTGTTTTAGATCAATATGCAGACGTGCAATTAGATAAAGTAGAAAATTTAGGACCGTGGGTAAAAAAAGGTAGATCTCCAAAATATTATAAATTTGTTTGGTCTACTTACGATGATCAAATTAGTGTATATCATTATATAAATTATGCTGATCTTACACTAAAAAACATGGGCTTTAAAAAAGTTTTACATTTGCCTCCGCCGTTGTTAAGTTTGCATAGAAGCAAATTAGAAAAGGGTTTGGTTATGGCAGATACAGATATTACACGACACTCATGTGATAAGGCTTTAGATGGCGGCCATCCAGGTCCTCTATCACAACAAGCGTATGCTGAACATTTGTTAGAGGATTATGCTGAATATTTAAAATGAAAAAGATAACTGAAATAGATCCGCAAACTGCCGCACAGCAAGTATTGCCCATGTTGGATGAAATATCTCCTAGCATGTGCATGGCTAAATGGTTGTGGTCAAGTATCCATTTGACTAATGGTCTTACTAATAGTTGTTTTTTACCTCCGCTACACAAAATTGATCCAAAAGCAGTAGAAAATAATCCAAGAGCTTTACACAATACACCAGAGAAAAAAGCACAACGTAAAATGATGCTCAAAGGAGAACAACCAGAAGGATGTAATAGTTGTTGGAAAGTAGAAGCTCAAGGTAAACAACTTAGTGATCGTGCTTATCGCAGTTCAGAGCCCTGGGCACAACAAGGATGGGAAGAAGTTATTGCTACTGGTTCCGAAGGGGACATTGATCCAACATATTTAGAAGTAAATTTTAATCATGCTTGCAATCTTGCATGTAGTTACTGTAGTCCTCATTTGAGTAGTAAGTGGGCAGAAGATATTGAGCAAAATGGTCCATATCCTACTAAAGTTCCACACAATAGTATTGAATATTTTAAGAGCATAGGACATTATCCTATTCCAAACAGAGAACACAATCCTTATGTGGAAGCTTTTTGGAAATGGTGGCCTGAGTTATATCCTAAATTAAAACATTTTAGGATGACCGGAGGTGAGCCTTTAATGGATAAAAATACATTTCGTGTATTAGATTATGTCTTAGATCATCCACGAGATGATCTTAATATTAGCATCACCTCAAATGCAAGTGTTCCAAAAAAAAATTGGGATAGGTTTGTAGATACAGTAAGTTTCATAGATGAATATAAAAAATTAGAAAGCTTTAGGCTGTATGTAAGTGTAGACGGATGGGGAGAACAAGCCGAATATATGCGTGACGGTTTAGATTTTGAGCTTCTATGGAATAATGTAAACAATTATTTAACTAGAACCAAAGACGGCCTAGTAACTTTTATTGTTACATTAAATATGTTGAGTATGCCAAGTGTTAAAAAACTAATGCAAGGTATTCTTGAATTACAACGTATACATAATGTAAAAAAAACAAGGCGTGATGATAATGGAAAGTTGACATACTATGGCAACCATAGAGTATTTGTGGACACACCAGCTTTACATTATCCTGCTTGGCAAAGTTTAAAAGTATTGCCAGAGGAATTTTGGCATTACGGGGATGAGTGTTTAGAATTTATGAAAGCTAATACTGATAAACAACGTGAAAGTCGCTGGGTTGGATTCAAACCACATCAAATTAAGCGTTTTGAAAGAAGTTTAGATTTTATGAAGCAAGGATTTCCTACAGAACAAGACAAAATAAATGCACAGGAGAATTTTGTTAGATTTTTTGAAGAATACGATAAAAGAAGAAATTTAAATTTTCATAAAACATTTGTTGAATTTAGTCCTTATGTAAAAAGATGGAAGAAAAATGCGATACTCACATCATCATAATCTATTAGAAGAACATGACTTGCTTAATCCGAACAATACAGGACTGTATAGCAACTACCCTCTAGGACCTGCTTGGTTCCCTTTACGAGAAAAAACAAAGCAACAAGAAGGTTGGGACAGCATGTTTATTGATTTAGGTAAAACTTTTTTCAAAGGTGTAAATAATCCTTATGCTGTATATATGGGTGTGGGAAAAATAGGTTATCTAGAATTACCAAGCACAATACTTGATGTAAAACCTAGGAATAGAATTAGGAAAAAAGGATTAAAAATTTATTTGCTAGAACCTCTAAGTACTTACAATATCCATGAAACTAATCCTCAGCACATTTATGCAAATTATGAATTAGACGATATTGCAGATATTAGAGCTAGGGAGTTAGATAGTATTTCTATATTTGCAGAACGTAATGAACTTCCAGATGTAACAGTTTATGCTCCTGATTATAGAATAAATGAATTTTTTGGAATGACATATCCTAACCTAAATTTATATTGTTCACCTGTTGGTTGGATATATCCTGCAACTATGAAAATAGATATAGACATTCCAGAAAAAACTAGTATACGTGCAAAATTTTGGTGCGGTAATTGGAAGTATGGCGCTCATAGGCATTTAATTGCATCATACCTTGCTGGAAGATTTGATTCTAATGAAATAAATTTAAGTTGGATATACAGTTCTAGTCCATCTATGCTAAAAAATAATTTATGGTTTAATTTAAAAAAATTAAAAAAATGGGAAAATCCTATTTTAAATGGTGCTCAAAAATTAGATTTACTTGCTCCTCAAACAATGGGCGTAAAAATGAAACGTGCATTAGATATTACAGAACAAGCACCGGACTTACACACGAATACAAATCCTAAAAGCTACTATGACGAAAGTTTTTGTGCTATTGTTAATGAAACAAGGTTTGCTCAAGCTACAGGATTGCTTACAGAAAAAATAATGATGCCTATGCTTAACTGTAAACCGTTTATTATGGTTGGCCCTCCAGGGAATTTAGAATATATGAAAAGATGGGGATTTGAAACATTTAGTGATTATTGGGACGAAAGCTATGATAAAGAAGAACAGCATGATAAACGTCTCGCAAAAATTTTAGGATTAATAGACTGGATAGGTTCTAAGAGTATAGAAGAATTACAAGACTTGTATGAAAGAATGTTACCAACTTTAATGTTTAATCAAGTTAGAATTTTAGACTTACAAGAACAGTTATTAGCAGAACCTATTACAAAAAACATTTTATTCAAGAGGCTCGGATGATAATAAAAAATGACAAGCCATTAAAAATTATTGGGTATGCTGAAAGCACACTTACACAGGAAAGTTTGTTTTATGGAAAAAGTTTTGTTATAGAAGATACTAGTCTTATGACTCCGCAAGAATTCAAAGTATTGAAAAACAAAGATGATTTTCAATATTTTATAGGATTTGCTTTAGACTTAAAAGAAAGGGAACAAACTATTGATCTTTTAGATGAATACGATAGTGATTGTGTTACATATGTTCATGATAGTGCTATAGTGTTTGACGGAGCAACTATAGGTAAAGGTTCTTGTGTTGCAAATTTTAGTTCATTAATGGCAGGAGCAACTGTAGGTAATCATTGTTTTATAGAAACTTACTGTTTAGTAAGCCACCAAACTACAATAGGAAATAATTGTATGTTACACAGCGGTACAATGATAGCAGGAAAAACAAAAATAGGAAAAAATTGTATGTTTAATTTCAAAAGTGCCGCAATTAACAATATAGAAATATGCGATAATGTTACTCTTGGAGCTTTTAGTAGTGCAACTAAAAGTATTACAAAAGAAGGAATCTATGTAGGCACTCCTGCAAGACTTTTAAGATGAAAATCCATAAAAAGAAAAAATTACTAATTACAAGTGGTTGTAGTTTTAGCGAAACTTCAAATCAAATGCAATCGTGGCCTATTCAATTAAATAGACACTTTCAGAATTTTGGATTAATATCAAAAGGAATGAGTAGCCAAGGCAACGGATTGATTGCAAGAAGTATAATTTATGAAGTAAGTAAAGCTCTTGAAGATACTCTTCCTCAGAATATTATTGTAGGTATAGGATGGTCGGGTGCTGATAGGCACGAAGTTTGGGTAGATAATCCAACATGCCAACAATATAATAATACAGATGGTTGGATACAAAATCCTACTGGGTTTATTGATGGCACTAAAAGTTGGGAAATATTTAATCATCATTGGACCACAACAAAATCAAAAATTTTTTATAAAAATTTTTATACTGAGGTAGGAAAATTAATTGATACTATTGAGAATGTTTTAAGGGTACAATGGTTTTTAGAAAAACATAATATTAAATACTTTATGACTAGAATGTGTGATTGGCAAGATAGCCTTGCTGAACATCATGCTGAAATAGGATATTTAGTAAAGCTTATTGATAAAACTAAATTTTTACCAGTAATGGGTATGTATGAATGGGCCAGGGACGAATCAGGACTTCCTTTAGGCCCAGACGATTACCATCCAACAGTAGCACAACATATAATGTTCACTCAAGAAATTATATTGCCATTTTTGAAAAAGACGTATGATTTATCTTAACATATGGAATGACATACACCCTATAGTGTCAAAACATGGTAATGATTACATGCTTAATAAATTAATTGATTTAAATAAATCTGATGACATAGGAGTAATGTGTGCAGAAGAAGCAAGTATGCACGATATTCGCCCATTCCTACTTACTGATACTATGTCTAAGTTTAACAGATTATATATGGTTCAAGGAGGCTATGATAAAAATTATTATAGTTTTTTAGATAGTTTTAAAAATCTTAAATTTGAAATTTGGCCATATTACTTTTTATATGAAAGTGTATACCATAATAATTCTGCGAACAACAAGCAACAAATAGACAGATTATTTTTGTGTATGAATTACAAGCCTAGAATACATAGGAAAAAATTATTAGATAGATTGGCTAAATTTAATTTACTAGATTATAATTATTACACTTGGCATCAACCTAAAGAAAGTAAATTTTACAAACCAGATTTATTTGACGAAGATCAATACGAGTGGAAATATTGGAAACCTAAGCAAGTATACTTAGAAGGACAAACCTGGGATCAATATGCGCCACCAATACAAATGTCTAAGTGTGTAATTAATTTAGTAACTGAATCTTTTTTACATTGCCCTTTTATAACTGAAAAAACATGGAATTCTATTATATCAAAAAAACCTTTTATAATTTTAGGAAATGTAGGTATACACAGACATTTAGAAACACTAGGATTTAAATTACCAACTCAAATAAATTATTCATTTGATAGTGTTGCTGATAACGATTTGCGTATAACAATGATTGTAGATGAAATAAACAGACTATCAAAAAAGAATCTACAAGAATTAAGTGAAAGTATGCAAGATGTAGTAGAACACAACTACATGAAAGCAATAGATATCGTTAAAACAGAAAAACAGTCTAAGCACGTATATATACATTACAAAAAAATAATAGATAGAGCAAAGGATAAAGCTAATGGGATTTGAAATAGTGCAAAGATTTGAGCAAGATATTGCACAATTTTATGGTGCTCCTTATGCAGTAGCAACAGATTCTTGCACACATGCTATTGAATTATGTTTACGCATTGAACCATTAGCGGCTATGGTATGTCCTACCCATACTTACATTAGCGTACCTATGACTTTGCAAAAATTAAAATTGCCTTGGAGTTGGATAGATCAACCCTGGGAAGATTATTATTTTTTAGGTAATACAAGAATTATAGATGCCGCTGTGTATTGGCAAAAAGATAGTTATATATCTGATTCATTGATGTGTTTAAGTTTCCAATTTCAAAAACACCTAAGTCTAGGGAGAGGCGGAGCAATACTATGTGATGATAAATTCACTTATGATGTTCTAAAACGTATGACTTATGATGGTCGTGATCCACATATTCCCTGGAAAGAACAAGATATTGAACACATAGGCTATCATTACTATATGACACCCGAAACTGCCCAACTAGGCTTAGATAGTCTTCCTGATGCAGAAATACGTAAGCCAAAAAAATGGACATCTGCAGATTATCCTGATCTCAGGAACATGACTGTTTTTCAAAATCTTAGATAATTATATATGTACTTAATAATTGAAGGAGATATGTGTGAAGTATGACAGGATATTTGCTTTCGGATGTAGTTATACAAGGTTTCCGTGGCCTACATGGGCAGATATAATTGCATATGATTTAGACATACCTTTCGAAAATTGGGCTAATGCAGGTCACGGCAATGTTTCTATTGCTCATCATATGTTAGAGTGTAACTTGCTAAAAAAGTTTACACCTAAAGATTTAATTCTTGTATGTTGGTCTACTTGGAATAGAGAAGATAGATTAATGCACGACGGTTGGCATGCAGGAGGGAATATTTTAAACAATAATTTTTATGGAAGTAAATGGCTTAAAAAATATTGGTCAGAGTATAATGACACAGCAAAAAATTGTTATGCAATTATTAGTGCAAACAAGATGCATAATATATCACATCAAAGTCATATAGCAGACTATGCAAATACTCCGTTAGATCAAGGCCCTGCATTGTCTTACAGTTTTAATACACCAAGATACATGGAATACGGATTAGATGTATTAGAAAAAGAGTTGCCTCAAAAAATTCTTTTTGATAATTTTAATAATAGTAAATTTGAAGGACAACTTACCGATCAGCATCCGGATATAAAAAGTCATTTAAATCATGCGTATTTGGTTTTAGATATGCTAGGAATAAACATGAAAGAAACAACTAAAAAAGGTTACACAAAATTACATAATGATGTTGTAAATAGTCTTAGAATGAAATATGGAGGCACCCGTTTATCAGATTGGGCAAGGATAAAGGAATTTATGGTATCTTATAATTGGGGACATTTTATGAAAAGCAGAGATATTAATAGAAAGGTTGGTGAAGCACAATGAAAATAGGTTTTATTGGTACAGGAAAATTAGGTATGCCTTGTGCAGAAGCTATAGCAGAAAAAGGACATGATGTTAGAGGCTACGATGTAATTAATCATCAAAGCAAAACTGTTTTAATGTGCAGTGACATTTATACTTGTGTAAATGATAGAGATATTGTGTTTATTGCAGTGCCTACTCCTCATGATCCTGCATACGATGGTCGTAAACCAACTGCACATCTTGAACCTAAAGATTTTAGCTATGATATTGTTATACAATGTTTAAAAGAAGCTAATAAGCATATGAATAAAGAACAATTACTTGTGCTTATTAGCACAGTATTACCTGGCACCACACGTAGAGAATTTGCACACTTAGTCACTAATACTAGATTTGTGTACAATCCTTATTTAATTGCAATGGGAAGCGTTGCCTGGGATATGGTTAACCCGGAAATGGTAATGATAGGTACCGAAGATGGAACCAAAACAGGTGATGCACAAGAACTTGTAGAGTTTTATGAAACTGTTATGGAAAACAATCCACGCTACGAAGTTGGTACTTGGGACGAATGCGAGTGTATTAAGGTTTTTTATAACACTTTTATAAGTGCTAAGATAGGACTTGTAAATATGATTCAAGATGTAGCTGAAAAACAAGGTAACATAAATGTTGATGTTGTTACTAATGCTCTTGCACATAGCGATAAGCGTATAATGGGTCCACAGTATATGACAGCTGGTATGGGAGACGGCGGCGCATGTCATCCTAGAGATAATATCGCCTTACGCTATATGGCACAAGAACTAGGATTAGGATATGATTTGTTTGACAGCATTATGCATGCAAGAGAAATACAAGCAGAAAATCTTGCCAAACGTTTAGTTGAAGAAGCTAAGGAAACAGACTTGCCTATTTTAATTCATGGAGCGGCGTACAAACCAGATGTACCTTATCAAGATGGTAGTTATAGTCTATTAGTTGGACATTATTGTGAGCAAATGGGATATCATCCAATTTATGTTGATCCATATACACACCCTCAAAAAGGACCATTTAAAGCTGTAGCTTTGTTGGCACACAGTAGTGATGTTACATACAAGTATATGGGTAAAAAGCACAAACAAGAATTATATTGTTACTTAGAACCAGGTAGTATAATTGTTGATCCGTGGAGAACATTTGATAAAAGACAAAACGAATTTAAGGTAGTATACTACGGGGATACAAGAAAGTAATGTACGACATAGTTTTTATTTCATATCAAGAGCCTAATGCAGATGAAAATTATGGTAAACTAAAAGAACGTTTTCCATTAGCAAAACGTTTACATGGTGTAAAAGGAATTCATCAAGCCCATATTGCCGCGGCAAAAAAATGTTTTACAAAAATGTTTTGGATTGTAGACGGCGATGCAATTATAGAAAATAATTTTAATTTTGATCACGAAGTTCCTTGGCACCAGTTAGATCATGTTCATGTTTGGCGTGCAAAAAATTCAGTAAATGGATTAATATATGGATATGGAGGAGTAAAATTATTTCCTAGACAAATGACTATTGACATGGATTTATCTAAGCCAGATATGACAACAAGTATAAGTGGAAAATTTAAAGCTATACAAGAGATAGCAAACACAACTGTATTTAATACTGATCCTTTTAATACATGGAAAAGTGCTTTTAGAGAATGTTGTAAATTAAGTAGTAAAGTTATTGATAAACAAAAAGATATAGAAACAGATAAAAGATTACACACTTGGTGTACAAGAGGAAAAACAAAACCATTTGGAGAATATGCAATACAAGGTGCCTTAGCAGGTAAGGCATACGGTGAAGAGAACAGAACTATGCCAGAAAATTTACGTAAAATTAATGACTTTGATTGGTTATTGGAGAAATTTAATGGAAACACATGAGCTATTAGATAGATTAGCATTGCTGTACCCGGATAATGATCTTTTAAGAGATTTGCGTAGGGCTTTTGTTGATGACGATAGAAATAGTTTACATAGAATTATTAGAAGTATTAATGATACAGAATTAACAAATAGTATCAGGTTACTTGATAACGACATGTCATTTGTTACAGACTCTTTGTCTCGTGGACAAATCAAAAGTAAAATGTGGATTATAAATGAGCTGAAAAAATTAAATTTAGATTTAGGCACAGTATTTCTTTGTGCAGGTTGGTACGGAATACTTGCAACTTTAATTTTTGAAAACAATTTAAAAGTAAACAAAATAAGAAGTTTTGATATAGATAAATCTGTGTTAGACATTGCAGAACGCTTTAATAAAAAGTGGGTGCAAGATGATTGGAAATTTAAGCCAGCTACTTATGATATACATAAGATAGACTACACTGGATTTGCGTATGATGTAAGTAGATCAAACGGAGAGATAGTAGAGCTATATGACTCTCCAGATACAGTAATTAATACTTCATGTGAACATATATTTGACTTTGATGAATGGTACTTAAAAATACCTAAAGGAAAGTTATTAATACTTCAATCAAATGACTTTTTTGAAGGTACAGGTCATGTAAACTGTTGTGAAGTTTTGGAAGACTTTGAAGAACAAACTCCTTTTGAGGATACCTTATATTCAGGAACACTTGATTTAAAAATGTATACAAGGTTTATGCGTATCGGATACAAGTAATGGATAACGCTACTACTAAAAAAGTACTGGACAAAATTAGTCCGAGCTTTTGTATAGCAAAATGGGCAAGAACAAATGTGAGGACCTATGAAGGTACTTCATATAGTTGTCATCATTGTAGGCCTATAATTACTCCTAAAGAAAATGTTGTTAATGATCACGAAACACTTACCAACAATGACAAAGTTAAAGATTATAGACAACAAATGTTAGATGGTGAACGGCCTGAAGAATGTAATTACTGTTGGACAAGGGAGGATCAGGGGTTTGTAAGTGATCGTATTTTGAAAAGTGCCAAGTTCATTACTGAACATAAAATGAATCCCTTTACAGTAGCAGAAAAATTAACACATGACCCTGTACATTTAGATATTGCATTTGACAGAACATGTAACTTTAAATGCTCCTACTGCGGCCCGCAAAATAGTAGCTTGTGGGCAGAAGAAATATCTCAATATGGAGACATAGAAGGATTACCTAGTTTTGTAAATAGAGAACAAATTTTAAACAAGGATGAAAATCCTTATAATGACGCATTTTGGAAATGGTGGGACAGTGGGTTAAAAAACAGCCTAAGACATTTAACTATTACTGGAGGCGAACCTTTGCTTTCTAAACAATTTTGGAAAGTATTAGATAGAGTTGAGGAAGAAAAATTAGATATCACCGTTATGGTAAACACTAATTTATGTCCACCAGTCAAACTATTCAATAAATTTATGGATAGAGTAAAAAATTTTAATCAAGATAAATTGATAGTCTCTACAAGCATTGAGTCTACAGGACAACGTGCAGAGTATAGTAGATATGGACTAAATTATGATATGTTTATGGAAAATTTTAAAACTATTTTAGATAATACTAAAATGAGAACAGCAGTAAATCTTACTAACAATGCTTTAAGTTTTACTTCTATGACAGATATAGTTGAAGAAATTACAAAATTTAAAGCTAAATATGGTGCAAGGAGAATTATCTTACATAGTAATGATGTGACCTATCCTAAATATCTTAATTTAAGATTACTTCCTGAAAGTATTAAAAAACAAGAAGTAGCAAAGTTTAAAAAATTTATGAAATCAAATTTAGATCAATTTACAGAAATTGAAAAATTAAAATTTGCAAGAACACTTGATGTTGCTTTAGTTGAAGAACCAGAAAAAGAAATGTATAGAGATCAATTTTTTAAATTTATTAAAGAATATGATAAAAGAAGAAACTTGAATTTTCAAGATACATTTCCAGAGTTGGCTAGGGTTATATAATGTCTAAAACTAAAACACCATGGTGCATAGATCCATTTATACAAATGGCGCATACTGCTGATGGATTTTTTAGAGTATGCTGTATTGGCGAAGTAAAAAGAGAACGCAAAGATCTTAATACTAAGGCGATGACGCCTTTAGAATATTGGAATAGTGATGTAAGTAAACAAATACGTAATGACATGTTTAAACCTATAGAGGAGTTTAGCGATACTACAAAATTTGCTTGCAGTCAATGTTTAAAAAATAATAGAGATGGTGTACGTAGTCGTAGACAAACAGAAAATACAAGGTACCGAGATAGTAAAAAAGCAAAAATAAATGTTATTAAGCATCTAAAAAATATTGATTACACTTATGAAGATTTACTTTATGTAAATTTTAAAGTTTTAGGAAACATATGTAACTTAAAATGTGTTATGTGTAGTGCTAATGCAAGTAGTAAAATTGCCGCTGAAGCAAAACAACATTATGGATTTCCAAAAGGGTGGAGTGCAGGCGATAAAGCTGAGTTAGAACCTTTTACTCCTGATACACGTAATGACTATTTTACAGAATTACAAAAAATAATCGACAGTATTCCTAAATTTAATCTTGTTGGCGGTGAAAACTTAATTCATCCAGACTTTCCTCGTTTATTCCAGATGTTTATAGACAGTCCAAATGTTGGCAATATAGATATGCTTATAATAACTAACGGTACAATAGTACCAGACATTGTTCAAGATAATGCACATTTGTTTAAAAGTATGACTATACTAATAAGTATGGACGGCGTATTTGAAAGAGGTTCTTATGTAAGATCTGGACTAAATTGGAAAAAGTTTGATACTAATGTAAGGAAGTTTGCAAATAATAAAGATGTGTTTTTACGATTAGTGCCAGCAATACAAATGCTAAATGTTGGATACGTAAAAGAGATGCATAATTGGATAGAGTCTGTAGGATTAGACCCTAAGATGGCTATAGATTGGAATAATGTTGTTACATATCCTGAAACATTACGTGCAGTTAATTTACCACGCGAAATAAAACAACAGTATATGCGTAGAATGGTAGGACCTGACGTAACTCATCCTTCAATAAGAGTTGTATTCAATATACTTAAACAGCCTCAATATAGTCATAAAGAGTTCATCGAAGGACTTAAATACTTAAGAAAGCTTGACAAAATTAGGAACACCAATTTATTAGATCATTTTCCTGAATTTGAGAAGTACATAGGAGAATTAGATGATAACAGATAAGGAAAAGGCAGAATTAGCAAAGTTTAGCTATTACAAAAATTATAAAGAGGGACTTATTCCTTCACCAAAGATGATGGATTTAGTATGCGAAACTCAATTAGCGGCTTTGGGTGATTTTGTTCCACTAAAAATAAAAATAAAATTAGGTAATTTTAAAAAAGAAATATCTAAGTATGATGGCAAGTGGGTTCCTTACCTTGCAAGAGAAGGTGAACAAAATGATAGGCAAGGACTTAATTATGTAGGACTTGAGGGAGATACTCCATACGATAGTATTAGCTTGCCTGAAGTTAGAAAGCGTACAGGAAAACTATTGCGTGAAACTGATTTTACAGTTCCTACAGAATTATTTGAAACACTACCTAGTTTAAAGCCTATTACTAGTATTTGGCCAACACTTGGACGTTGTACTCTTGTAAAAGTAAACAAAGGAGGATGGTTTCCTTATCATAGAGATAGTGTATTAATTAATAGAAATACTTTTAGGATTATAGCCTTTCTTACTAACACAGGTCACGAAAGCTACCAATGGGAACATGATTATGCATTACGTAATATAGAAGAAGGCAGATGCTACTATGTAAATACACAAAAAGCACATAGGACGCATAGTTATGTTCATGATAGTATACATTTAGTTATGAATGTACCAAAAACTTTTGATAATATCTTAAGGACAATGGATTTACTAAAACACGGCGAGACCTAATGCGTGACCCTTCTACAATAAAAAAGTTACAAGATAGAATGTCTCCTGCTTATTGCATAAGCAACTTTCTTACCGAACAAAATTTATCTGATTTATATAGTGTTTGGTTAAGCACTCAAGATAGTGCAATAGAAAAAAACACCGGCCCTATAACTGTAAACTTAAAAGACATTCGACACGAAAAAATCATAAAAGATGTAATACAAAAAATTAAAAATGAAATAGGCGAGGATTGTGAATGTTGGGGCGGGCAATTTTTTTATACAAATGTTCCTTATGTAGTACACAACGACGATGACATTGATAGATTTCCAAATGCATATAAAGCCTTTAGTATGCCAATAAAAGTTTGGCCAGAAGAGAAAGAAAGTTCTCTAACTGAATTAATTTTGTTTGAACAATCATATTTTAACGGTCCTGCAAAGTTTTTTAAAGGAGGCCCTATACAACAAACTTATTATAATGTTGCAGTATATGATTACAAAGATGTCAAAAATATAAAAGATATACCTATTCCAAAAGCAATTACCAATAAATTATTGCCTCATTTAAAAAGTGAATGGTTGCAAGGATTAAGTATTGATAATAAATTTTCTTGGCAAATAGGAGATGCAATAGTTTTTGATTCTCTTAAGTTACATGCAAGCACAGACTTTAGGAAAAAAGGTATACAATCGAAATTAGGTCTAAGTTTATTTTTTGAGAAAGCATTATGAGATTAGAAACATTCAATCATAAAACTATAAATGAGAGTCAGAGATACGCATTAGAAAGTCTATCTAAATACGCAAGTACATTAGATGATCCTGCCGCAAAAAATTATGCTGTAGAAGATTGGGAAGAAAGGGTAGACACTTTATTATATGCTTTTTACAAGAAAAAAAGATTTGAAATATTTAATATTTTATATCATCAAGATACACCTATAGCAATGGCAGGAGCATATGTTTTTAATCACCAACCAATCATTGGAGTAAGAACATTTACCCATCCAGATTTTAGAGGTGGAGGACATTGGTGTCAAGCAAGATACATACTTCCTGCTCAAATAGATTATTACGATGAAAAAGGATATAAAAAAGTATGGCTCACTTTTAATGATTATAATAAGCGTTTAGTAAATTTTATTAAACGTATAAGTGAAGGTAAATCTTCACATTTAGGTGGAGGCCCAAAAAAAATATATCAAAATCTCACATGGCATGACCAGCCAAAGACTGTACAATACACAAAACAAATAATTGCCGAACTAGTTATTGCTGACTATAAATCCTGATAAATATTAACATGAAGGACATTTTTAGAGCAAATACAACCTATTTTCCGTTTATACAAGCTGTCAGTACAGTAACATTTGTATACATGTTATTTCAGTCAGTGCCTATGCAATGGTGGTTGTTAAGCATGGCTATGTATTTTTTAACTGGTTGTTTAGGTATAACTATAACTTTTCATAGGTATTTGACTCATAAAAGTTTTAAATTTAGATATAAATGGATGGAATATTTGTTTTCGTTTTTTGGTGCAATAGGTGGAACAGGCAGTTCAATAGGTTGGGTAGCTGTGCATAACGAACATCATAAAAATGCAGATCAACCAGGAGATCCTCATGCTCCACATAACGGTTTTTGGAATGTTATTATTCCTTCGTATGAATTTGATATGAACAAATGGGCTGTAAGAAGGCTTATAACAAACAAATTTCATTTAGCATTACACAACTATTACTATTTGATATTATTAGTATGGTTTGCACTACTTTTCCTATTAGGTGGAAGTAATGTATTAATTTTTGCAGGTATTATTCCTGTTGCATTTCAGATTTGGGCTAGCGTATTAAGTAATTACGGCAATCATAGTTGGGGGTACCGTAATTTTAAAACAAAAGAAGACAGTAGGAATACTTGGTGGTTAGCCGCAATTACATGGGGTGAAGGCTGGCATAATAATCATCATGCTAAGCCGGGTAAATGGAATTTTCAATATAAGTGGTGGGAACTTGACCCAAGTGCTTGGATAATTCGATTAGTTAAGATTTAATGTATCATGCAATTATTTTTACAGGTTTAGATGTAGGCTCCAAAAACTATTTTAGGCCACTGGGTGCTTATCGAATAAGAACAGAGTTAGAGTCAAAAGGCTACAAAGTAAAAGTAATTGACTATTTCCATAATCTTGAAGATGAACATATTGAAACTGCGTTAGACAAATATGTTGGAAAAGAAACATTATGGGTCGGTTTTAGCACAACATTTTTTAACACTTCAGAATTATTAGCAAAAAGATCACCTTTTTTTGAAAGGCTACGCAAAAAATATAGTGTGCCTTTTGTAATGGGAGGCGCAAAAAGTATTGTTGAATATTTAGATTGGGCAGATATTTTTATTACTGGTTATGCTGATGATGCAACAGTAGCAGTCACTAATTATCTTGCCGACAAAGGTCCTACTCCTGTATGGAGAGATTATAAAGGAAAAAAGGTAATAGATAGCAATCATCAATACGATAAAAAAGATTTGTCAAACATAGGTGTTGTATGGAAACCAGAAGATGGCATAGATTCACGTCAAGCGTTACCTATGGAGATAGCAAGGGGCTGTATCTTTAATTGTGCATTTTGTAATTTTCCATTGAACAATAAAACTAAATTTGATTATGTTAGAGTCAAAGATGATATGCAAAATGAATTTATAAGGAATTATGAAAATTTTGGTACTACTAGCTATTGGTTAATGGATGATACTTATAATGATAGTATGCAAAAGTTAGAACTAATGCATGATATAATTACATCTCTTCCTTTTAAGATAAAATTTGACACATATGTTAAACCCGAACTTTTAGTAAGATGGCCAGATCAAATAGATTTATTAGTAGAAACTGGTTTGCGTGGTGCAAGCTTTGGTGTTGAAAGTCTAAATACCCGTGCAAGACAAGCAATACAAAAAGGTGCTAATGCAGATAAGGTCCTCGATGCAATTACAAGTATGAAACAAAAAAGTAACGGACAAGTAAAGGTACAATGTAACTTTATAGTAGGACTACCTTATGAAGATGAGAAAAGCATTTGGAAAACACACGAGACTGTAATTAACCATGATGCAATAGATTGGTGGAATTGGTATCCCTTACTAATACATTCAAAAGATCATCATGAATATCATTCCCCAATAGATAGAGATCCAGCAAAATATGGATATGAAGTAGCAAGCACTCCTGTGTTAATTAAAAACACAGGCGCAGGAAAAACAAATGCTTGGAATACAATGTGGCGTAATGATTATATGAATTCTATGACAGCTGGTAAATTAGCAGGAAAACTAAGAAATATGGATCAGCCATTATTAAAAATAGGCGGCTGGAGTTGTGGAAGCTACGAGAGTTTAGGTGTTGATGTAGACAAACATTATGAGACATTTGACGGCATGGAAAAAGATTTACCTATCGACAGTATGTTACAAAATAAGAAAAAAATAATAGATGATTATATTCAAAAAGAAATAGTATAGTCTTTATATTTTTCCAAACTTCTTTTTAATATTTCTTGATGTTTTTCTTTGTTTAATTTGCCTAATATAGTCATAATAATTTTTCTATCTGGTGATTTAGGCAAATCTGCCGCATGTAGTGCATCATAATTGTTTATAGCAAACCATTTTGTCAAATGATTAGGATGATTTATATATATCTTATCTTCAACATCTCTTTTTTCTTGAAAGTACATTAATGGTTTATCGTATACCATAAAAGCTTTGTATGAACCAGGTTCATCTTCTTTGTCAGGCCTTGATCCTACGTCTTGATGTAACTGACAAGGTATTTTTTGTTCTAAAAAATTTACATATACAACATCATTATATGGTAAGTGGTTATACAATATATCTTGAAAGTTAGGGATCACTTTTAAAAATCTATTACACCATCCGTAATCTTTATGAAAAGCAAAACTTACAAGCCAAGGAGCAATAAAGTCTTTTGTTGAATATGCAATATTGTCTTGATTACGTTTCCTTTTTGATTCGTGCCATTTGATAAACTCATCACGATCAACTTTCATCTCTGGTAGGTCTATAGGAGTATACATTAATACCATATTTGATACTCCTTGTGTTTTTTTGTACTAGCTTCTAATAACGAAAATAGTCTATCTTTATCGTAATCACCTATTATTGCACATGTAATTCTACTTCCTGTTGGTGTAGGATTTTCATCAATACCGTGCCATGCCCTATAACTATTTAACATCCAAGCACAACGGTCTTTGGGAAATTTTGCGTATATTTTTTCATCTTTACAAAAATCTAAATGATTTCGTCTTTCTTTAAGTGGATTACCTTCAGGATCTTCCATAGTACGTATCCTATGGTTATGAGGCTCTTTCATTCTACTAAAGTAAAGTGCTTCTTTAGTTTTATTTTTTAAATAAAATCTCATACCCCAAAAGTCATCTGGATCACTATGAGGTTCAACTTTAGATCCTCCGATTTGATTTAAAAAACTTATGCTTTTCATTTGTGTAAAAGGAAATAAATTTAAATAGTCGACAAGTTCAGGAAAGCGTTTATCAAAATTACAAATCCATGGTTCTTCTGATTCATATGTATTCCACCATTTCGCCCAACTAATATGCCAGCAATAGCCTCCGTATAAATTTGTGCTATTAACTTTGTTTTGATTATGTTTTAGCATGTATGATTTTTGATCACTATGCCAAGATATAAATTCGTCCATATCAATTTCTGGAGGATCAGGAAGATCTAAGGGCGAAAATATTAAATTTTTCCAATCCATTTATTTCTTTCTGCCAAATACTCTAATCTGCACTCTAGGCGAAAAAATTTCTGTGGTACAATGTGGCATACTATCATCAAAGTGCCAACATTTATATTTTGATTCATCAACTTCGTGCATCTCTTTTCCTACTCTGTATTGCAAATGACCGCCACCATCAGAAACATTTAGTGTTATAGCAACACCACCGTTCCTAAAATATAATAAATTATCTCTGTATCTAGCATCTGCATGCACTATACCTTTACTAGGTGGAGTTTGACCTACAAGTCTAACACAACTTACATATTTAAGATTAAACTTGTTTACAATTTCTATTAGACTTTGTGGTGTATCTTCTTTCCATTTCCATGCAGTATCATACACATGCCAAATAGGACTTCTACCTCTAAATGTATCTAAATAACAAGTATTCTCTGTTTCAGGAATGCCGGGGATATGTGTAAAGTTATAGTTTACAAATGTTTTATATTTGTTTTCTACTAGATTACGGTTTTCATCGTAATGAGTGACATCATCGTACTGTTCAAAGTAACCATCTTTATCATAATTACTACGTCCGTCAGTGTAAATAACAGTAGCGAGAAAGCTTTTATCAAACATATTTGTTGACATTAAGTCCGCATAAAGACTTTGCTGATCAAAGTCAACATCTATAGGTACAAAAGCATTCATATAAGTATTTATTTAGGGGTATTGATGGTACAAACATTTCCGATATCAGCTTTAACACATAATAATTATTTTACTACGTCTGGTCACGGTTCAAGATGGAAAGTAAAATTGAAATCAGGTGACAGGTTTCCAGATAATTATTACAAGGAAAGTATTAGAGCCGCTCGGCTACTAGACTCTTCAATTGACGCACCTTTGGTATTATTGTTCAGTGGTGGTTTAGATAGTGAATATATGGTGAATGTTTTTATTAAATCGGGTGTAGAATTTAAAGTAGCAATTATAAGTTACGGAGATTATAATAAACATGATAACAAGTATGCCTTTGAATTTTGCAAAAAGCGTAACATAGAGCCTATTGTTATTGATGTCGATATAGAGAAATTTATTACTAGTGGCAGAATAATTGAAATAGCAAATGAAGCCAAATGTTGTGCTTATCAGATTCCTAGTATTATGGAAGGTATACTTAAAGTAGATGGTGCTGTAATAATGGCAAACGGAGAACCTTATGTAAAAAACTTTGATGGTGATTGGCGATGGGAAGAAACTGAAAGAGTCAATAGTTATATGAATTGGTACAAACAAAAAAATATTCTTGGTACACCGGATTTTTTAAGATATACTCCTCAAATGACAGCAGGTTTTTTGTTAGAACCTAGGGTAATGAAATTAGTGAACAATGAATTACCTGGAAAATTAAGCACTAGAACTAGTAAACATATAATATACAGTCAAAACTTTGACCTTGCAAAAAGATCAAAATTTACAGGCTGGGAAAAATTAGAACAAACTGATTTTATGAATAACGAAGTATTCCGTGAATTTGATTTATTAAAGAAAAAGTATGACGGGGTTTTCGAAATGCAATACCAAGCTTTACTTGATATACTTTTACCTACATAAAACCGTCACCATCAGCGCCTCTTTGAGCTACGCCTTCTGGATCTAATTCATCTTTCCTAGGGTGTTGTATACGAGTCTCTTGTCTTTCTGCCGCAAATTCTGCAAATTCATCAAAACTCATATCTTCTACTGTGGTTTCAATAAAACCTGTACCTGATTCAAGGTATGCTCTATGAGGAGCCATCTTTGTTACAGCTTCGTCAGAATCTAAAATGAATACACAATGAATATTATCGCCATTATGTTCATAGTTTCTAAACCATATATCACCTTCGTCGGTCATAGTTTTCAATCCATTAAACATAGTTTCAAATTTAGCTTTATCATTGTCTAGTTCATCAATCATTTCAGTGACAAATTGGGTAATGCGTCTACCGTTGTGAGGAAATTTCAATGTAACTTTCTTCATGTTGACTCCTTATTACTAGTATTTATCATTTATCACAATAGCTTTATGCTATACAGATACCGGTTAAATACCATATGCAGTATTTTATTCTTAACAATCTTATTTATGACACAAATTTACTAAAACAAAACATTAAGAATATACAAAATTGGGAGTACTATGGGTCAGGCAGAACTAGATTAGGTGTTGTGCTTTCTGACAAAGATACAATAAAGCATATAGCTTCCAAATTCAATAAACCTAAAGATATAATTTATAAAATAGAATCAAACTGTATACATCCATACGAAAGAGTGTTACCTCATACTGATCACGATAGAAGAGTAACATGTAATATTCCAGTAAGTGGTGATTTTGATAATAGCTTTGTTAAGTTTTATGCTAATAATACTACTGGATCTGCAATACCTGTTGCACCCAACACTACAAAACCTAACACTGCAAAGAGATATGATAATGCAGAAATGTTAGGAAAAGTTAGTTACACAAAACCTATTTGTTTTGATACGCAAAATATACATGGTGTAGATAATCTAACAAAAGAAATACGTTATATTATTACTATATCATTTCGGCTAGATCTAAGCTATGAAAATATATTAAATATGTACAACAATGGAGATCTGCTTAAATGATTCAAGGATATGAAATAATCAAAAATTGCTTTGATCCTGTTGATCTTGCAAAGTGTAGTCAAGATCTTCTTGATAGGAAAGAAGATTCGTATATCTATGAACATGATGGTAGTATAAGGAGTGTGTTTGCACCACATTGGTATAATAAAAATGTTGAAAAGTTTGTGTATAATAATCCTGCAATTCCTCGTATAAAAGAATTAATAGCAGATGAAATATATGTGCATCAAGTACATTTTAATTACAAATTAGCAGGTGTAGGCGGAGAATATGCATGGCATAGCGATTATACATTTTGGCATTACTATGATGGCATGCCCAATCCAAACGCTATAAGTGCCCTGTATCTTTTGGACGACATGACAGATGAAAATGGACCATTAGAAGTAAAGATTAATAGTCATAAAGGACCAGTCCAAAAACCTCCAAAAGGGGAGTGGACTATAAAGCATGACAGTAAGGAACTACCTATAAAAACACCGTCTAAGACTGCATATAAGCGTCATACAGTGCTTGGCAAAGCTGGTGATGTAGTTTTGATGCATGCTAATTTACTACACGCTAGCAAGGCAAATAAGAGCCATAAAAACCGAAAAGTGCTATTTATATGCTATAATTCGCTAAAAAACGCCACGACAGAGGCGTTAAGACCTGGTTATATTACCCTAAAAAATTTTAAGACTGTTTAGTAATGTTGATGTGTGTTAGTACGTTTTCGTACTTTATCTCGGCATTTAAGAGCCTTTTATCAGTGGTGATTGCATAGCCATTTAAGCCTACAAGTAAGTCCAAACGCCTTAAGTATTGTTGTTGATTTGGTAGTTTGAGCTCATCATATTCTACTCCAGGACGCATAGATACTTTATATTTTCCTTTTCCTAAGTTAAAATATCTAAATACCACTGCTTTATCAAGCTTAATTTTTTCTTTTGTCTTATGTACAATACTATCCATTAATATTCTATTATAATTACAATTGGCAGAATATTTTATTATAGTTTGTCCACTTGTACTTAATCTTGGACTAAAGTCTACAAGATATGGAACATTATCACGGACTACAAAATCAGCCATAAAAGGACCATTATTATAGTCTAAGCTTTCGCACATAATCTTGCAATAATTTCCTATATCACACTGTACAGACGTATCTACTTTGCTAGGCCAAGTAAACCCTGTTTCAGCTCTAAACGGAAGATCACTAATTTCTATGTCATATATACAGTCTAAAATATATTCTCCATCTACTATTCTGCCTGATACACTTACAGTTGGCCCTTCAATAAACTCTTGGTATATGTAATGGGAGTTTAGATCATTATAATGTATATCATCCAAAAAGTATCTATATTCACTCCAATTGTTTAACACTTTGATACCGATCCCGCCAGTGCCGTTAGCAGGTTTTGCTACCACAGGAAATTGTCTTCTTAGTTTTAAATGGGTTATTGGTACAGGTATACCAATATTATATGCATGGTTAGTATAATTTTCTTTACTACTTAATATATCACATTGCTGTTTGTTAATACCTACTAGATCATGAATATATGGCAACATCATATCATTATACAAAGGAAAAATATAATCAATTTTGTGTGTAGATATAATTTCTCTAAGTTGATTTGCAAGTTCCTTTCTATCATCGGTGCTAATAATAAAATTAGGAATTTTATCTGGTACAGTAGGTAGTAGTTTGTCTAAAAAATCACTTACATGTGTCTGCCATGTATATAACTTATAATTGTTTAGTTCTTGTGTAGTGTATCTTAAATTATCACTTTGATAGTTTATAATTACTTTAGGAGCCATATGTAACCTTATCCCTCATAAATGTGTTCATATAGTGAAATTTCATACTAACAAATCTTATTGTTACATCATACGGTAAAGGCTTACCTCCTAAGCAATGATCATACAATTTGTTTCCAGTCATATGTCCTGCTTTTACATATGCGGCATCTGTAATATTATATTTTTCATCGTACAATTTACCCATCTTATCACCAAACTTTGATACATTTTGTCCTTGTAGTTGATTGCTTCCTTTTTTACTTACATTGTCTATGTCAAATTTTCTAATCCAAAAAGCACCCCACTTTCCTCTTTCTTCACAATCGTCTATTTGGAACTTTACAAGTTTCGATATATTTTTTATATTAGTAAAATGACTTTGATCCCGTCTTGCTAGCAAAGTATCAGTAGTAGTCCAAGGCATATTAGGCAAGTTGTTGTTTGCAATTACTGCTTGTATTTCATCGTCATGTATAGATGCATATACATTTCTATCATCTGCAATGTATTTTACATTTTGCCATTGTGGATCTTTTTGCAGTGAGTGTAATTCAATTTGCGTATTAATAAATTTATAAAACATTTCTTTATGTTCGAAAGTTAGTTTAACACACTTCATTAGTATCCGCCTTCATTTCTTAATACATGTTCGAAGAAAGGAGCTACAGTCCAATTTTCAGTTAATCTACCCCTATTAGGATTATCATGGTCAACAACACCGTCGTCATTTACAGACCAATCTACTAATCGAATTAAGATAGTACCTATTCTTGTTTTATATTCAAACATTCTACTAGTCATTCTATCGCCATCTTGCGGACCTGCTTTAACTACTCCACTACTTGTTTCAAAAATATTTTCTTTTTTTACTCCTAGTTCTTTTACAGCTAAGTCCATTAGTTCTTCCATTGAATAACTACTATCTTGCATATGTCTACCAATAAGTCCTACACTTTTCATACGAAGCACAGGTGTTATTCTATTATAAGGAGCAGTAGTATTAAAATTTATTCCACTTTTTTCTGCAAGATCAGTGAAAACTTCTACTTGTCTACGCATTGTCCTTTCATTTACACCTTTTGCAATAATTGTTCCTGTATTCACAGGTAATCTAGCATCGAAAATATTTTTTAAAGCTCTTACTTTTGCAGTCGCCCATTTACCTTCATCTAGTATTTTATAAACTTCGTCGTCGTCTGCACCATTCATTGAATGTAATAATAAACGCAATCCAGCATCTTTTAATTTTTGAACATATTCTGGTCTTGCTAGTTTCAGTCCATTAGTTGTTACACTAGGTCTGTGACCGTATTTTTTAACTGCGGTAATTATTTCTGGTAGATCTTCACGCATAGTAGGTTCTGCTCCGATAATACGTATGTAAGATCTAAAAGGTAATCGCTGTAAAAAATCAAATAGTTTATGTTTGTCTAAATCAGGTATATTCCGATTAGGAATATAACAGTTAGCACATTCCATTTGACATTTATGTGTAATATCAACTACAATATTAGAAAAGGTATTGTTTTCTGGTTGAAGTTCGAAATACTTCATACTAGATCCAGAACTGCACTCGCCACAGTGTTCTCGATCCAGTAAAAGCATGGCGTCTATGCATTACTCTTATATTATCGTAAATAAGGATATCATTTGGTTCCCATTGATGTTCATATATATTCTTCTCACAATGTGTAATTAAATGACTTACATCTATATCAGTTTGTAGTGAACCAGGACTAAAGTATAAAACTTTATCTCCAGTGATATGATGTGTATGTGCAAATTTTCTTGTTTGCTTGCGTTTTTCTAGTATTCTTTTTTGTTGTTCAGTAAAACAATAGTTGTATGCATCTGGAGGAAAATAAGTACCTTCTTGATCTTCTAATTCTTGTTTGTTAGGATAAGTTTGGTATGCATCTTTCATATCTACAAAATCTGTAGTGCTTTTTTCTCCGTTTAATTTATTGTAGAGCATTGTACCAAAATAATTTCCTCTACCATAACTCCAATCATTATGCCATTCTACATCTCCGTCTATAAAAAGATCTGTCTCACTAACAATTTGTATGGTGTTATTTTTATTTA